ACGTTATCACGGTTGACAATAGTTCTCGGCACGTAGTAAATATCTTGCCCGTAAATTTCAATGCTTTCTACAACTAAGTTTTCCATGAACTTCTGCTCTTGAGCAGAACCATTAATGTTTAATCTAGCAGAATTAGTATAGTCAGACTGTACGTAATCCTGTGCTGGTGAATTTGAATATGCCATATTAACCTATTAAATCTATAGGTGGAAGTTCATAACGATCACGGAGTTCTTTCTCCATGTCCTGTTTAAACGTAGATGCATCTTCTAAGATTTGACGACCATTAAGTGTAACTCCACCTAACATTTGTATGCCATCATACTTACTTAAGTTGCGACCCCACTGTTGCTGGAAAAGTGCTTCCACATAATCTTTTAACCAGTTATCATTATACATTCCTGTATTTGTTTCTGGATCTTGACGCATTAAACAATCAACCATAATATAATCACCAGTAGTAATTTGGTCCCAATCCATATCAAGACTTAACTTACCACCATGTTCATTCCATCCAATTCTACGATTGGCTTGAGAATTGGTTACCCAATCTAAAGTTTCAAGATATTGGGAAGTCATATAATAATGTAATATCTGTCCATGAGTCATGGCATAGATATCATTCAAAAATATCTGATACTTAATATTAAATATATTACCAGGAACAATACTAGATGCACCAATGTTTGTGTAAACATGATTAATACCTAGCATTCCAGGTGGTGTAGAAACATAGTTATTAACACCATACCAATTAGTTGATCCTTGTTGTGTTTCTGATTGAGCTGCAGTTTTAATTGCATCAGTAACCTCAATTTTCATCCAAGCTTTATAACTTCCGTTATAATGATATTCTTGATAATAATCAATTGCTTCTTCTATTAAATCATCCAATTGCTCAGTAGCAACGTTGATATCTATCGTAGGATATCCTAGTCTGCGAAGAGCATAATCCTTCAATTCAGTTTTAGTTGCTGGTCTTGTAGCTGACATTTATCTTAAGCGAATGATTGGATAGTCAAATTAGTAACATCATTAGCACCAACGGTTTCTCCCTTCTTGAAGAATCCGTCAACATTATCAACGGTGACTGAAGTAGCACCTAGAGCAGTGATAACAGCAGTCGAACCTGAAGTACCACCTGTAATAGTTGCACCAACTTCCATCGTTGCGATATCTGATAGTGCAAAGGTTGCGTTAGTAAATACGGCAGCAGTGTCTAATGAAGAACCATTACCGTGGATAGCTGATACTGGGAGTGTGCAACCGTTACCATGTATAGCAGAGACTGAAGTCTGTGCATCACCATTACCACCTGATATAGTTATAACTTCGGAGTTTGCATAACCAGATCCATCTGTGTTAACTGCAACAGCAGTAACATTTCCACTTGCATCAACAGTGATGTTAAGTGTCAATCCTGTACCAGAACCAGATGAGGTTGTAGCAACGTTGTTGAATGTACCCTCAGTATATCCAGTACCAGCAGCACTGATAGAACCAAGTGTATTAACTCCAGTTGCATTTGAGTTGACGATAGTAATTGTATCAGAAGCAGCATAACCAGTACCATCATCAGCAATAGCAAGACCGTCAATAACACCGTTAGTAACACCTGTAATATTAACTACTAACCCAGTTCCAGAACCATTTGTCTGTGTTGTAATATTATTTGCTGTAGTATATCCAGTACCACCAGAAGCGATAGAACCAAGAGTCTTAACACCAGTAGCGTTAGCGTTAACAATTTCTAGTGTCTCACCAATTGCATATCCAGAACCAGCATTATTAACAGAAACGTTAATGATTGCTCCACCAGATGCTGTAATGTTAAGTGTAGCACCTGATCCTGAACCAGATGATGTTGTAGCAACACCAGTTGCTGTAGTGTATCCTGTACCACCAGCCAATGTACCCAAGTTAAGAGCAGAAACACCACCTAGATTTGGGTTGGTTATTGTTAGTGTATCAGTTATTAGATAGTCACTACCAGCAGCATTAAGTGAAAGACCTGTAATAGCACCGTTACCATCAACAGTAGTATCAACTGTTAATCCAGAACCAGTACCACCAGTTGTTGCTACACCAGTTGCATTGGAGTATCCTCCAAGACCACTGTTAGTAATAGAACCAAGAGTTGTAACAGAACCTGGTGTTGGGTCTCCAGATAGATTCAACACTAATGTAGTTGAAGTTGCAAGGTTGTTAAGCATTGCACTAAGTTGTTCAAAAGCATTATCAAGTTTTGCCTGTACTCTTGCTTCTGTGTAATAGAGGTTTGTACCTTCTGCTAGATCAGCAGTATCATGGTTATTAAGGTTTGCTGCCTGTGTTGCAGAAGCAGCATTACCTGAAGTATCTTGGTTACCTGCTGTATTAACACCTGGAAGATTAATTGATGCAGAACCATCAAATGCAACACCACCAATGTTGACTGAAGCAGCCAAGGCAGTAGCAGTAGCAGCATTACCAGATGTATTCTGAGTACCAGCAATGTTAACACCAGCAAGATCTATATTTGCTGAACCATCAAATGCAACACCACCGATTGTCTTAGATGCTGCGAATTTTGTTGCTGTATCAGCATTACCAACTAATGCTCCACCAAAACTAGGTGCAGTAACTCTTCCGTTAGCAGCATTAAAGAGGAAAGTAGATCTACTCTTAACTCCTAGATTACCAGTTGCATCAGTGGCAAATAGTACGTTGCAAGTTGTATCAGTCTGCTCATCAGAAACTGTAACTGTTGTTGCTATGTCTGCTGTACCTGTAAGGTCTCCAGTAATAGCAGTTATGTTTGCAGCATCTGCATATATTCCTTGCCATCTAACTGAAGTAGTACCTAAGTCATATGTGCTATCAGCAGCAGGATTTAAATCTTTAGCAGTAGAAGTTGCAGCAACTAGGTTACCTGTAACATCTCCTGTGAGTGATGCTGTAATTACATTAGCAGCAAAGTTACCTGAACCGTCACGTAGGACAAGGTTGTTTGATGCGTTAGTGGACGCTGAAGCGACGTTAATCGTTGTATCACCTGATACACCATCTGCATTAGTTAACGTGATTCCAGACGATGCTGTGACCTGTAGAGTACGTTGAGAATATGTACCATTTCCTGTCCTTACAACATAACCAGTACCAGACTGTGCAGCAAGTGCAGATATATCTGTATCATTAAATGTTGTTGTTAGTGTAACAGCAGCAGAACCATCAATGGATACATTACCATCAACTACACCATCAAGTGTTAATACTCTAGCAGTCTTCCAAGCATCAGCAGAAGTTGCGTTACCTAAGAATCCAGCACCAGCACCAGCAGCACTAGCAGCAGTAATTTGATTAGCAGCAAAGTCTCCAGAAGCATCACGATTAACAACTGTAGATGCTGTATTAGCACTTGCAGTTGTCATATTATCCAAACGGTCAACGTTTAGATTATTAACTTTAGTTGTAGATGTAACAACGAATGGAGCAGTACCATCAGCAAGTTGAGAAGTTATCTGTCCATCAACTGTTAGAGTACCGTCAATATTTACGTTGTTATCTACATCAAGAGCAGTACCACCACCAGTAAGATTTAAAGAACCAGCTCTAAGAGCACCATCTGTACCAGCGTGTACTTCAGAATTATTTGTTGCATCTGTTAAGAAAGCAAATTGGTTTGATGAGTTATCAAATCCAAAGAAACCAATCTTAGCAGAACTATCATAATAGCGGAACTCAACACCACGGTCTTTAGCATCATCACTTGAAGGTGCAGTGTCTCCACCAAGAGTTATGATAGGATCATCTAGAGTTGTTACTGTAGAATTGACAGTAGTGGTTGTACCATTAACAATTAAGTTACCACCAACAGTAAGGTCATTATGTAATGTTGCATCACCAGTAGAATTGGTTATCTTAAATGCATTTCTTCCATTACCTGAATCGTAAACTGTAAAGTCTCCACCAATCCAAGTCTTCTTCTGAACAGTTAAACCACCTTGAGATTTAAGAGCAACACTTGTAGCACTTAATGAAGATGCATCTTGAGTACTACTAATATTTGTTATATCAGCAACATCAAGTTCACCATTAAAATCGGCATTCTGAGTTACTATAAGATCTGCATAACATCTTACATCACCACCAAAAGCAGTTTGCTTAGTAACACCAAGACCACCATCAAGTCTTACAGCACCATCCATGCTGAAGGAACCTGATATGTCTTGTTGTGTAGTGTTATCAAAGTTTGCTACTGAAGAGCATTGGAACCCAGTAACAATATCAATTCCTTGATAGAAATGTGCATATCCATTACATGACAAACTCTTATCATTACAGTTAACATGTAATGCATAGTTTCCGTCAGTAGCATTAACCTGGAACATATCATTGGTTACTGTTCCATCAACAGTTAACCTACCTTTAAACACGTTGACAGAAGGAGAACCAGCTCCAACACCAGTAACTAATGAAGTCTTAATAAAGGTCTCACCAGTTTGTGTATCAACAGTAAATCTATCTTCTGTACCAGCAGCATTTTGAATTTTGAAATCTTTATTATCTGCCTTGATGGTAACATCATCATTTAATGTAGTAGCACCATCAACATTAAGTGTACTATCAAAATCAACAGCACCCTTATTGTTTAAGTCTCCTTCATTTACTGCATTACCAGTAGCAGAAGCAATGGTAAACTTATCAGTTGTACCAGAACGAACTGCAAAGTTACCATCAACATCTACAGTTCCATTAAGTTCTGTATTACCAGCAACGTCAAGTGTACCTTGAATATCCGTATTACCTGTAGCACCTAGAACACTAAATTTAACTGTGTCTCCAGATGCTTTTTTACCAACAAATAATCCCTCTCCAGAACCTGTACCACCAACGTGTAGTGTTGTATTAACACCAGCACCACCAAAGACTCTTAAGTTAGAAGTGTTATGGTTTGAATAACTTGGTGTGTATGCAGCAACAGAACCAGCACGTAGTTTATATCGGACAGATAGGTAGTTCCTTAAACCGTAGTTCTCAGTTGCGTCTTCTTGTTGGTTAAAGTCACCGTTCAGATAGATGTCACCGTTAAACAATACATCCTTATCAAAGTAACCACCACCATCTACTCTTAATGCACCATAATCACTATTCTGAATTGAGTGAGGAGCACCAGATAGAATATCTGGATTGTCTGTAGACTCAAAATGAACTAGGTCAGCAACATTTAATTTACCTTCAGTGTTAGTATCACCATTATCTGTATCAACTGTAAACTTATCTGTACCGTTAGCAGTTTGAATCTTGAAGAACTTACCATCTGCTTTAATAGTAGTAGCATCAGATACATCTAAAGTACCAGCAATAGCAGTATTACCAGATGCTGCTACAACATTAAACTTGTTAGAATTAATATTAAGGTTGTTAGTTATATCAACAACACCATAGAATGATGCATTACCAGTTGTTGATTGTAGTTCTACTCTAGTAGTTCCACTACCATTGTTTAATTGAAGTGTCTTAGATGCACCTTGAATAGTAACACTGTCATTAAAACGACCTGTACCGTGAGTAACAAGGTTTGTGTCTATATCTACTGAACCACCGATATTAACATCATCTCCAATACCAGCACCACCAGCAACTACTAAGTCTCCAGTAGTATTAGATGTTGAGTTAGTATTAGTTGTTAGTTTTAAATTTCCAGCAATGATCCCTGCATCTGTTCCAGAGAATACCTCTGAGGTATTTGTGGCATCGTAGAGGAATGTGAATGCTCCTGCATGTCCTCCAAGATCGTTGGCGTTATCATCGTAACCAAAGAATCCAACCTTTGCCGAAGTGTCATAATATCTGAATTCAACTCCTCTGTCCTTATTGTCATCTGAACCTGGAGCAGTATCACCACCAAGAGTAATAATAGGATCATCCAACGTAGTAACGGTTGAATTAATTGTTGTAGTCGTTCCATCTACTTGTAAATCCCCCATTATCTGAACTTTACCACTGGTGGCTCTATCGTCACCAGGATCGAGAATCATAGTAGCAGCATCAGATGCTAGATAATCCCCTTGAAATCTCATTCCTTCTACGTGGACTTTACCATTAGCATCATTAGCAGCAATACTAACTTTATCTTCTGCACCAATGATTACGTGACTCTCACCAGTACCTAAGTTAGTTGCAAAAATACTTACTGTTCTATTGGATGCAGAATCTTGTGTAGACTGTATGGTTAAATTACCATCACCAGTCTTGTCTAAAGTTTGATTAACTCCTCCATCCAGAGTGATGTCAGGGTCTGACCAATACTGTCTTACATTAATATCGACTTCACCAGCACCACCATCACCAGTATTATTAGCACCGAAGAGAAGATTGCCTGAAGTATCGTTGACTTTAGCATAGTTTAAATAATTGAAACCTCTGTATCCAGTTGTTGCTGTAAGTTCCTGATCTAATTCAAAGTTCTCTACAGAATTTCCATCAGCAAAACCGATACGTTTGTTTTGTAGTTGACTATTGTCAACAGAATTAGCAGCAATACTAACATGTCCTGTTGCTGCTACATCAAAATCTTCTTGTGCAAATGATGCAAGTCCTTTCTGCTTTGTACTAACAGCAGCTAAGTATCTCCAAGACCCAGTATCACTACCATCAGTATGAGTTGGAGCTCCTTGTCCAGCAGCAATTCCCAATATCGCTTGATAAAGATTACCACCATTAGTAATTTTATCATCACGAACATAAACAGTAGAAGCATTATATGCTAATGCTTCAGTTCCCTCTACAGCAGTTGCAATAGGTATGTCTGCAGCAGCAGTAAATCTACCATAATCATCAACAGTAAATGCTGTAGTATTAACTGTCTGTGAACCAGCTACTGAGGTAAGTGATGCTGTATTATAATCAGCAGCAGTTACAGCAGTTGTTATTAAATCAATTGTTGGGTTTCCACCTATACCACTACCATCTGTAATAGCAATTCTTGAAGTACTACCCTGAAGAGTTCTAGTTGCCATCACATTGGCAGAAGTTCTAGCAATCAATCCAGTTGTAGTAATACCAGCAATTGCAGCAAGGTCACCATCGTAAGGCATAGCAGAAGAACCTTCTACAGTACCATCTAGACCATATGCAGCAAGAGTTGTTGGTGTTGACGCATTTTTAACTCTACCCTTAGCATCTACTACAACCTTAGTATAAGTTCCTTCAGATGTTGATGTACCATCATAATGAGGTAATGTTGTAACAAGTTCTAATGATGTTACTAGATTTAAGTTAGAAGAACCATCAAATACACCAGATCCTTGAACGTCATCAGAGAGTTGAATCTGACGTGTTGAAGCAAGTCGTGTAGCAGTAGAAGCATTACCAATTAGAGTTGATGTAATAGTCGCTGCAGCAAAATTACCATCAGCATCCCTTTGCACCAATGTGTTTGCCGTATTAGATGTTGATTCAACAGGACGCTCATACCTCAAAGAGTTCCACGCTGAAACGCCATCACCAATTTTAAATCGACCAGTGTCTAATTCTATCCCTAATTCACCTTGAGCAAGTGTTGGGTTGGAGTTTGCCCATTCCTGAGCACCACCTCTTCTTAACTGTATTCTATTTGCCATTTTATTGGAACAACTCTATAAAACATGCTTCCAAGTTATTTATGTCATTAAAAAGGGGGAATTAAGTTCCCCCTTTCTTTATTCTGCAGTTGTGAGATTATCTGCTATCTCTTCCTCTGGTCTTGGAGGTTCTTCAGCAGGAGTATCCTGATAATACTGTAGAGCCTCTATAGCACCTTGAAGCTTTAGTGCTACTATTTCATTTTCTTTGATTTTCTTTGCTAGCTCCTCATTTTCTTTAACGGTATTGTTAAACCGTTCTTGAAACTGTGCTAACATCGCTTCTTGGGACACCTTTTCTACAGGTGCGGTTGCATCATCTGTCATTTTTTGTCTTGAACTAACGTTAGTAAAAGTGTTTTGATTTCACTCATCTCTGATTTTAACTCAGAAACTTCATTTTGTAAAGCTATCTGCTCACCCCTTTTCTTCTGTTCAGCATGATAAGCTTTCATATACTTATCATATGCTGCCTTATCAGCAGACTCAATACATCCAGAGCTGGTGTCTTTCCACCAGCCATCTTTATCTTTTATAGGTAAATATCCCATTATATAGCAAGAGCAATTGCTCGTAGATCCATTATCTTAGGTACACTAGCTTGGTTTTGAGATACAAACAATATCTTAATTTGATACTGTGTAAAGTCTAATCCACTAACTTCATATCCATAATCTCTATAAACTTCTTCATCAGTAGTTGCTGGAATTACGGAATCACTGCCAGTAGGGAAGAATTCCCATCCTAAAGTCTCTATGTTATCAGTAGAACCTGCAGGTAGCACTCTATATAGAGGCTTGATATGTGTATCTGGTGGTCGGGTAGCACTAAACATTAATTTAATAGCACCAGATGGATTGGTAAGAGTAGCAATCTTAGTAATGTAAACCGCTTCATGCTCATCACCAACTGGTAATAATGCAGAATTAATATTAGTTGGACTATTGATTCTATTAGATGTTAAAATAATAGACATCCTATCTGTATCAATTATAGGTGATACATTTTCTTTTTCACTCTTAAGTGTTAGATCTAATCTAAATGACTTAGAACCTGACAACTCAGCAGATTCATTAATCTGTGAACATATCAACTGTGGAGATAAGAACTCATTATAGTCATTTAATACTACATCAAAAAACTCACCTGTATTTGAGAATGAATTTTGTGATAGTGCTTGTCCATCCCCAATAGATGTTCCACTAATAGTATTAACTGTACCATCTACTGAAGTCTTAGGTAATATAAGTTTTTGAATTTGTGGTGTCAAAACTTCATACTGAATATTTTGAGATGCTTCAATATGATTACCACCAGATTTAATTCCTAATCTAGCAATTGAGTTTGTTGTTAATTCATAAGAATCTAATGTTGGTGATAGAATTGCAGCATGAGTTTTATTCAATTCTGGTAATGGTATACCATCTAAGTTGTAGCAATGTACTGTACTATCATCACTATGAGTAACAGCAGTAGTTCCATCTACACCTCTTTCATAAGCAGTAATAGTTTTACCATCACCACTAATAGCAGAGTATGAAATAATCTCATCGTCTATTTTAATATAACCAACATTTGCTGTTCCAACAGTACCACCATTAATGATAGTATGGAATGCAGTACCATCATTAACTTGAATACTTGTATCAGCAGCAGATATAGATGACGTTAGATATGTTGTAGAAACTTCTGAAGCAATATCAGCAAGAGTTACATTATTATCATTATCATGCATTCCATGATTTGAATGGAATACTTTAACCTTTCTCTGAGCACTTGTATATGTTGGAGATGTTGATGGGAATGCATCACTAACAGCACCACCTTCAATGACATCACCACTATAAGTTACAACGTTAACTGTTGCAGTTACAGAAGATTCACCACCTGTAATAGTTTCAGTAGATGCAGTAAAGTCAGTAGAAACATATTTCAAAGTTAGTGTATTAGTTCCTGGAGTCCAAGTAACAACTTCTGCAGTAGGAGATGTTGCTGAGTTACCAGTAATTGTCTCACCAACACTGAAGTCACCAGATGCACCTGTTACAGTCATAGTAGCAAGTGTCTTAGATGATACTAATCTATTAGAAATAACACCACCAGTATTAGAACCAGCAGACCATGTTCCTGAGATGTCATTAATTGTTAAAAGAACACCACCAGCACTAGAAGCAACTGATTTAATAGTACCTTCAGCTAATGTTGTCTTTTGATAAACACGAGCACCAGCACTGAATGGTAATGTTGTAGAATTCATAACCAACTGCAATTCAGGTTGGAATGTTTGAATTGCATCAGGTTGTAATATAATCTTACCTCTATTACCTCTATCCAATGGAGCATTATTTAAAGTAAGTCTAGAAGCAACAGATGTATTGAATACTGCTCTGTTAACAATAAACTTCATATCTTCATATTGGTCAGCAGTCCACGTTGTTGCGTTCTGTGACTTGAATAGAACACCAGCATAAGGCTGCTCAGATATAGTTCTGTCTCCAGTAATATCCAATTCACCCATTCTAGAAATCCAAACTTTATATGTATTGGAATCAGAGAATAGAACAAAACAATGTTCTTGAGATTGAGGAATATAAACTGGTGCTCTAAATGTAAATCTAGTTGCAACAGCACCTGTCTCAGAGATCTGTACTTGTTCTGGAGTTAGTGTTGTATCAGAGAAAGGAAGAATCGTAGTTGTAGGATATCCATTCTCCATAGTTCTAACTTGCATAGAGATAGGAATATTAACATCCTTAGAAGCAAAGTAGATATCAACTGAAGTAATAAATGTACCACCTTCTTCATCAACCAAGAATGATTGTGCTAGTGGATCCCACCAACCAACCTGACGAGTTTCTTCTCTAATAGTTGTAGTAATACTCTGACTTTGAGTTTGAGTATCTTGAGTAACCTCTGCATTTCTAATAGAAAGGATAACTTCTTGAACTGTATTCAAAGAACCAGTTGACCTGTACTCTACCTGTGCAGCAGAATCTACAGTTCCTGGAAGTCTAGAATCATTTTCATTAGTAGTAAATCTTAATAATCTTGTACCAGTAGCCCAACGAGGATTAGTATCAATTCCAGCATCAGGTATAAAGAATGATGCTCTATACTGTCCTCTTCTGTCTGAAATACATCTACGGTCTTTAACAACTGCTCTAGCACCCGAAGCACCTTCTAGTACTTCTCCAACTTGAACGTTACCAAAGTATTGACCTACAGCTTGAGCAGCAAGAGACTCTGTATTAACGTTAATAAAGTTAGTTGTTGATGCATATGATGAAGGAAGTTCCGTATCATCATAAGGATTGTATGTAAAGTAATCGTTAGGTGCAGCAACTTGCAACTTACATCCACTAGTCAAACCAGTTACAGTTTCACCTTCAACAAATGGTGTAGAATTTGTTCTAGAGTCTACAGTAGAATCCTTAATAACCTCAATAATTTTAGGTGTTAAATAAGCATCAACTCTTTGTCCATCAAAGAATACAAAGAATGATGTTCTGGGCTTCATACGAACAACATTAACATCTACGTTTCTAGAACGAATCCAAGGAATAGATGTAGATGAAAGAACTTGATCACCAGCATTAATTCTATCAATTCTAGGTACAACTCTTGTTCTAATACCAGATCTTGTTTGATTAGTTACAGATTCAACTCTTGTTGTTTCCATAACTGCACGACCCCAACCACCTGGAAGACGGTTAGGTTGTCCTGAATTCCAACGTCCTGTACTTGTTGTCTGCTCTCCAGTCCAAGTAGTCTGCCAACTACCCCATTGTGTTGGTGCAAAACCATTTTGATCAACATTAAAGCTAGCAGCAGTTGATTCAAAATCACCTTCTAAGTTCTGTACATTCTGTGGTACTCTATTTGTTTCAACCCAGTCATCAGATGCTGGAGTTAAATCAATACGTCCAATATAAGCAAAAACGTTAAATGGGTTTACATTTTCAACTCTTGAAGCATATGGTTGTACAATTAATGGTTCCTCTTCATATGGTAATGTTATAATAGGACCAGTCTTCTGATAGTTCTGAGATAATGAATCATTAACAACTAGAGAAACATTTGTTGTATAGTGAGAAGGACGGCAAAGACCATATGAGAAATCTAATGATGCAGCCCAATCTTGTGACTTAGTAAGAGACTTAGAATGATCTGTAAAATCATCTACAATGAATCCATTCTTTAAACGATTCTTACCAGAAGCATCAGTTATCTCAACGTTGAATGTATCAGTCTCTAACATATTAAGAGAAGTATAATACTCAACACTACCAAGGCGTTTTTCAATAGCCCCGATATCTCTCATAGTAAATCTCTTATTATCAGACTTGATAATAGTTACATCATCAGCAGGTTCAAATCCATAAGGCTTATGTCTTAAGACTGCTAACTGCATACCATCTTGTAAACCTTCTGGTTCAAGTGGAATCTCTGCAGACTTACCTTTAATTATTTGGAATTCACCATTAGGTAGTATATAAATTTTATCAATTCTTCTTAGATACCAATCAATATCACACTTAAAGTTACTATTGATTTTAGGTACATCAAATAATGTAGCAGATGGTGTTCCTGAAGTTGGGAATACTCTTGACTTAAAGTCAAATGTAGAACAGTTTACAAATGCTGGAGAAGAAACTGATCCTGTTCCTGTATAAAGATTCTTACAACCTGGACGGAAGTCTAAGTAATCTGCTAAGAACTTCTCTCCATATATTGTTACATCCTTATAATCAGTATTCAAGTAAGATTGTCCACCGAAGTAATCTCCAGTAGCAGAATGACTATAATAGTCTAATACAATTTTTAATTTTCTAATCGGAGTTGCAAAACCCTTTCTTCTTACTAACTTAGAAGGTCCATAGAAGAAATCAGTTTGACCATTCTCCAAAACATATCTGTCAGTAATTACCTTTGAACCTTCGACAATAGATCCAACAGCATCATTAATAATACCACTAATAGCAAGGTTATTACTATCAGTACCCTCAACTGTTTCACCAGATACAAATACACCATCAAGATATATGATAGTTAATTTTAAAGTACTTGTATTAAAGTCAACAACCATTGCTCTTGCTTTGGATGTCTTACCTGTAACTACAGTACCAGTGGCAAAGAAAGTTGGTTCAACTAATGTAATAGATGGGATTATAGGATCCTCTTGGTCTAAAGATTCGTATATTGCATGAATCTTATATCCATCCATCAACCCAAGAGAAAGTTCTCTATCCTCAATTCTTGTACCATAAAGGTTTGAATATGTTAATCCATAATTTAACTTATCTTTGTTAGAGATAGTCTTATTAACTTTCATAACAAACATCTTCTGTGCTGCTTTTGTCTTTCTAGCAGTCACGTTCTTAGAAACAGTTGCTGTTACTTTAATAGATGTAATATTTGTTAGGTTATCAATCTGGATAGTTGTTTTATCAGCAGAAGTAAATGTTGTATATCCTAAAGCACCAGAGTTTGCTGTATCAATTGGAAGTTGATCACCAATAGGATAAGTACCATTAGTACCACCCATTACCGTTAATGTGTAGTTCTCATTAGTAATTGCTTCAAACTGTTCATTCTCTGGTAGAGTAATTGATACAGAATCTGATGCAACAGTTTGAGCATCAAATGTTCTACGACAAACCATTGATTCATCAGAGATACTCTTGATGTATGGCTTAGGCATTTGACTCAATAGAGATGAATCTAGAGTATCAATTAACTTAGATCTATAACGAATTAGAGTTGTATATGTTCCTGCACTAGGATAGTTAGAACCTGGAGGAGTTACATTAACTGTCTGTGCCGAATAATCAAAAATACTTAAAGTATTACCACTACCTAAATTTGCTGGTGTTACAAAATCAACAGTAACATATGTTGTTGCAGAGAAGTATATTCTATCTCCTGGTCTTAGGTCAGCAGCAAAGTTTGATTGTAAACCTGTAATCTTTTCAGAACCACCAGTAGCATCATAAGTAAATGTTGCACCCTGAACAATCTTAGCATCATCTAATCTAAGATCTGATGTAAATTCTATTGCTTGAGTACTCTCATCTCTTGCTACAAGTTGTCTTGCATCAGAGTATTGATATACATGTGTATTACTAATTACATCTAATACTTCACCATCAAGAAGTAATGATTCACCTTTTTGGAAAGTACCTTCTACTTGATATAACTGGAAATGGTTACTAGTGGTAGCAGATATAATATATCCTTTAGCACCTGATGTCATACCAGTAAGTACTGAACCTTGAGAAACAGTTTTAGATGAAGCTATTTGAACTACAGTAATCATCTGTATGTCAAATAGATTTAATTTATATCTATCATCTGCATCACCAAATGTACTATTAGGATCCTGAACAAACTCACATGAAGAAACTCTAGCATATCCAATTATATTACCCTGAGCATCACCAGGAGTTGCTGTAAATTCATCATGCAATTCTACAGTCTGATATGCATTACTAATAGTAGAACCAGAAACATTAGGGAATCCATACAAATTACTAATATGTGAATAGTTACCTAATGTAAATCCTATATTAGTATTCTGTTGTGAATTAGTATCTCTGGGCTTCTCCAAATCAACATAAGTTGGAGCCATAGTTTTGATTCTATAACCTCTAACATATGCAGTTCCTGGACCGATCTCAATAGAATAAAGATTCTCTGCAGCAGTAAATCCACCACTGGTTGTTTCTCCAGCAGTATATACACCATTATTAAATCCATCATTTAGGTTATCTCTCATAGAGATCTGGAAGTCTTGTACAACATAGTCTCCAGACTCTTCATATGTTCTTAATGCTAATGATTTTTCTAACTCACCAAAAGCAGTACGGTCAACAAGTTTCTCAATCTTATCACCGTTAATACGAAGTAATTCGATGAAGTCTTTATCAGCATCATCTGTAAGTAATTTCTTAATTAAGTTGGTTGTTATTCTGAACCTATGAGCACCAGGAGCAGCATAATTAGATGTGCCTGCAGCGTTATCATTGAGTGATAAGTCATCTTCTGGGGTGACGATTGACTCAAGGATTTCGAGTCCAATTCTATATTTTGGAGAGGTTCCATATTGATCAAGAAGGATATACTGATAGGGTACGTCAACAAAGAATCCTCTGATGAAATAAACACCAGGTTGCACATAAGCAACAGAACCCTTTAAAATTGAAGCAGTAGGTAGAAGTTGTGCGAATGGTGAACCAACCTCAATCAAAGTACTACCAAAGGTAATGTCAGATTCAGTGACTAATTGTTCGTTATTTGAGAAAGTAGTTTGGTTATTTGCTGTACCACCAGACTCAATATACTTAACATATATTGTGATATAACCTTTCTCAGATTCTGTTGCAGATATACTATAAAGTACTTGTGCTTTAACACCAGAGGTTAGACCTGTAATTATCTTACCGTCAAGTTGACTACGATACGATTCTACGTCAGCACCCAAGAAACTCTCTTGAAGTAATATACAGTCAACTGATTTATCATAACCAATCTGGCCAGGTATGACCATCGCACCATCTTTAAATGTATGCGACCCCATATTCTCAATCTGATTCTGCATAAGAGATTGAGACTGTGTAAGTTCTCTTGCCTGTATAGGGAATCCAGGACGGAACAGCACTCGATAAAAGTTCTTACTCTTATCAAAGTCGTCGTAATACGGTGTTACGTTTAAGTTAGTATTTTGTGCCATTCGTTTAGAACTCGATTACGATTTTAATGTCTTCTACTTGGTCGTTTGCACGACTAATTGCTCTCCTATTATCTATGTAAACAACCTGACCGCTATTTGACTTAATCTCTGGTTTAGCATATCCAGAGTTAAATCTCATACCCAAGTCATACTCGGTGTTATTAATAGTTCTAGAAGAAGAGTTTGGAACTGCAGGGAAGTTTACATCTGGTTGACCAGCTGCACCTGAAGTTGCTCCACTTATAACGTTAGAACCATCAAACTCATTCTGTGTACCAGTAACTTCTGGGAAGATACCATCAATTTCATTTTGATAATACTTCAAGACTTTTGTTGTGGCATTCCAGGATATAACCCTTCCACGTGCAGTAACGTTTGTACCACCAACAACTCTAGTTTGAGTGATAATTTCGTCAGGGACATAGTTACCTTGGAATGTTGGATTGAATATAACTGCTTTAGTAGCAGAAACTGTAAGATCTGATATCAACTCAGTTGTACCAAACTTAAGAGGATTGGATATTAAACCAATTCTTCTGTAATCGTTATCAACTGGGAAGTCTCCAGCACCTTCATCATATGATAGTTTAGCGTTAATCATAACTCGGAATGCACCAAGTTCGATAACAGTGTCACTACCATGACCACCTGGAGGTGGGATGATTACATCGACCTGACCACCTTGACCAGTACCAATACCAGTAATATTGTCAACAGAAATTTTACCAAAGGTATATCCAGTACCACCACTAGTAACAGTAGCAGAAATAATTTTACCTCCATCGACAACAATAGAAACCCTACCGCCAGTACCGTCACCGTTAATAGAAACATTATCATAAGTACCGTTGTTGTAACCTGTACCTGCAGCATTAATAACTACAGTGTCAACTTCACCTTCAACAGCATTTGTTTTAACTGCATCATTGGTGAACACAGGCATATAGTCGTTCGAGAAGAACTTAAGAACGGATGCAACAGGGATAGTATACATATACTTCCATCTGTAACCATCACCAGTCGTAACAATAGAGGTAGATGTACCAGTAGGTTCAACCGTAGAAGGTTTTCCGTTAGGATCACTAGGAGAAGTACCGTTATAGATGCACTTATAAACTTGATACTGAGAGTTTACAACGTAAAAGTCAGAGTCATATAGTTTAGTAGCACCAGAAGCAGCAGTCTTACTTGGAGAATAGTCATGTCTATACATGTCATAGGTGAAACCTAATCCACCAGTAGTTTGTTCTGGGGAAACCCAGTCGATTCTACGAGAAACTTGTACAGTATCAGAAGCGAGGACTCTCTTCAACGATATCATGTCATCGTAAGAACCCGAAAATTCGGAGAATGAATCAACTGCCTGTGGAGGCGAGTTTTCATTATCCCAAGATTGTGGTCTACCTATAAAAAGGTATACACGATCTCGTGTCGCACCTGCATCCGTATCGGATTGCGTTGGGTCTGGACCTTCGAGAGCCTTAATAAATTTTAATGCTGAAAAAATCCTAAATTGATCAGTTAATAGAGCTGCCATTTCCTAGTGACTATTGTCCTCTTGTTTATTTATGTCTATTGTGAGCGAACTATAGTTGAATACTCGATTCGTTTAATTCTATATCTCGCTCCACCATTACCAACTGCATCTTCACCACCTAATATTGCTTGAGCAGCCGCTCCAGTTCCAGTGGTATCACCAGTAGCAGGGGTAAATGTTACTGTGGGATGAAGGGCATAAAACCCATCAACACTTTGTACTATTCCAAATCCACCACTAGTAAGAGTAATATCTTTTACTTGGTCACCAGCAGTTGTCATATTAACAGTACCTGTCGCTTGAATATCACCAATATCCTCAACAACTAATGTTGGTGGTGCAGTATAGTTAGTTCCTGGATTCTGAATTACAAAATCTACTACAGTTGTATTATATGAAAATTCATATAAGTAACCATTTACGCCCTTATTAACATCACCAGTATTATATGGAGTTATATCTTTAAGTTGTAAAACACTATTTACAGGATCCCAAGAAACAACTGTTCCTCTTACACCTGAAACAGAACCAGTTACAATTTCATTAACACCAAATGATAAATTATTTGAAAGAGTAGGATCCAAGAACAAGTTAACAATCGACTCATGTTCTACACCATCAGTTAATGTTCCTGCAGCACTAATGGTTGCATATTTAAATGGAATAGCAGCATCTTTAATCTGGTCACCAACTTGGAATAAAGTTGTATTTTGTCCACCAAGAGTTTCTTCAATACCATATAATGAAAAATACATACCACCATCAAGACTAATTTGATTTTCAAAAGTTGTGCCAGTATTAACAAGATCTATAATACCATCTCCAGCACCATCCAATTCATCATCATCTTCAAACTTCTTATCTATCATAAGACCAATAGGAACTGTTAATGTAACAATACCTGGTCCTCCAAGATCATCTAACAGAACATGAGGGTTAAATCCACCAGGAGCACTATTAGCAACACCAGCATCAAACTGAACAATAGCATCTTCAGTTGATGGTCTACCACCATCAATAAATGCTAATTCATCTACTTCAAATGTAACTAAAAGTTCTCTTGTAAATTTATTAAAGTCATAAACTTTAGCAACCTTATTACTAGCATTCTCAACTTTTCTAATAACTCTGTCACCTACATTAAATTCATATGCTGATGAACCATCAGGATTATTCTGTCCAATATCAAGAATAACTCTTTGGTCATAATTAAAGTTTACACCTCTGGTTAATCCTGAGAATTTACCAGGAGCTTTATTTGTATATGCAATTGTTTCCTTATTAAGGATAATAGTACCAGAACCAGGATATGCATCTGTAGAGTCAACATATATCGTTGTATCTGATGGAGCAACATCTTTAACAAGACCTGTAAGATAATTAGCACCTGAGTTATATGCCTGTCTTGCTCTAGTCTTACGTTTAAGGTTAACAAGTTTAGTGAATATAACTGAGGGTGGATTAATATATCCACTACCAGGGTCTGTAACTACTATTTCACTGATAGAACCTTGAGCAATTCTTGCTTCTGCTTTTGCTCCTATACCTCCACCACCAGTAATTAAAATATAAGGAGGTTCTTCATAGTATTCACCAGCATCAACTATAGAAATATTTTTAACTTGCCCTAATGTGTCAACAGATGCAGCACCTTCAGCACCTTGTCCACCACCACCTTCAAAAATAAGTGTTGGAGGAGTTGCATACTCTCTACCACCATTCATTAAAGAAAGACCAGTAACTGTTTGTACTATAGGACTACCAGTACCACCACTACCTTCTCCACCTAAAATTCTTGCTGTTGCAGGACCAAAATAATTATCTCCCATTTTGGTCATCTTAACATAATCAATCTGGCCAGGATTTGCAGTACTTAAAACAATTTCACCTTCTGCTCCACCTGGAAAAACGTCTGCTGCCTGTGGAAGAGTATCTCCTTCAAATACTGGTTTACCGTAAAATCTAGGACCAATAACATATGGATAGACAGGATTACCTGAACCATCCTCTGTCATAAAGTAAGCATAGGTTCCATTTGGATATTCTGGAGTTACAGCAAATCTACCATTATACTCATCAAGAGTACCTTGATTATCCCAAATATTATCTTCAACTAGATCTCCCATTACATAACCATCTTGGACAGTTCTTGTTCCTATTTCAGCAGATGTATAACCAAAGAAATATAATGCTAATGGTGCATCTACAGGAACGAGAAATCTTATCTCTCTAGAAGAAGCTGTATTAAATCCAGCATTATATGCAGCATACGTTACTTCAGATCCTTCTAACCAATAACTAATACCAACTCCATTATACAAATATGAGGAATCTTGAGGAGTAGATGATACATGCCACCCATCTTCTGATGTAGATAGTAACATCTGATTATTAATCATAGATGCATCATTCTGTTGGAAGATATATGTATTACCTCTTAAAAGATTTAAGAATGATACCTGACTACCATCAAAATTGTAAGTACCATTAGCAAGAGTTACTGCATAAGTTACAGTTGCTGGTGTAGTAATTTGTGGTCTTGCACCTGCTATTTCAGCACCTGTTTTTAATCTATATCCACTAGTTTCTCTTTCAACTGAACCACTACTATTATATCCATAAGGACCGTAAATTGGATAACCATCATAAGACATACCTAAGATCTTAGAATGTCCATCAGCATGTCTACTATAATCTGGTGAAGCACCACCAGAATAATAATCAGTAATGTAATAATCATTAGTTGGTGTATGTGCTTCAACTGTAGGGTCTAAGATCATATAACCTTCATGACCTTCATGACCAGACATATATCTGTGATTCTTACAATAATAGTAAATACGATTAGTCTCATCCTCATTCATTATGAATAAAGGTTCTAACTCATTTTCATAATCTGTAGATGGTGCTGCACTTGCACCTGTACTATTATAATAAAGTGACCCACCATTCAATAAACCATCCTGTGTAGTACTGAACTGCATAGGATGATTATCTACATGATGATTTCCAGGTGAATTACTGGGGTCTGATTGATTCCACCTAATTAAATAATTTCTTTGAACTTTAATACCTTCAGGAGAAAGATAATATTGACCTGGAACAAATGGTCCAAACTCTGCAGCATCCGTTCCAAAATCAATATAAAAAATACCGTTAGGGAAATATGTTACTGGTTCTGCAATTCTAAAACTAAAACCAGTAGAACCTAAAAGTACATCATCTTCAGCAAATGTATTTTTAAGATCTCTTAGATATACATGCGTAATTACTCCTAGATTATTCTTTACAATCTTTGCAATTTCTCCTCTACCATTACCACCAATTTCATCTACTGTTCTACCAACTTCAATCACACCCAAAGTTTCATCAACATTTTCAACTTGTAACATTACATTATCAAATTCTACCTTAATATTCCAAGTAAATTGTTGTTGCTTACCCCAATCAAAAACACCATTCTTAGCAGCGAATTCACCAATAGTTTTACTAGACTGATAATAATAAACTGCATTATCAACTACAGTATGATGCACACTACTATTTTTAATATGAGTATGTTTTACAGCATCTATTGTGAATCCTGGAGGTGGACTTCCATCTGGACCCCATTCTGGTGTATGAAGTAATCCACCATTCGCTAATATACCAGTAACTTTATCTAATTGTTCTTCTCTAGTATCAGGATTTGGTACATCTTTACCACCCCTGTATATAAATTCTTGATTAAATGGTCTATCTACTAAGTAACTTTGACCACCTGGTTCTCTTTCTTGATCTATAATAGAAGGCTTGGGACTATTATCAGAAGTAATAGTAATCCTATCTGAGTTGGCACTAAATGTTCCTACGGTTGGAGAGTTTGGATGTGTCTGCCATATCCTATTGATATCAAATGAACTAACAACATTAGGAGTATCCTGAGATGGAATTATTTGTAACCTTAAAGGATCGTATCCCTTACCTCTTTCCAATACTCTAACGTGTATTATCTTACCAGATTCATCATCGATAATAGGGTATAGTAATGCTTCTTGGTCGGGAGTACCACAACCAGTAATAGTTAAACGTGGAGGATCCTCTTGAGAATATGAATCTCCTCCGTCAACTACTCTTACTGCACGAACTCCAAAAACTTCATCAAATATAGGTTCAATTACAGCACCACTTCCAGGAACAGTTCTTGCCATATTTTATTAACCGATTACGTTGATTACGCCATTCATAGCAGCGTGTAATGTACACTGATAATAAAGAATAGCTGGAGCATCCATAGGAACAGTCCAATAAAGAACAGCAGTTCCACTACCAGTTTGACCAGCAGTATATGGGTTACCACTCAAACCTTGACTACTCTGTATTCTAAATGGGTGTGCAGATGCTTGAACAGTATTATCAAAAGCATATGTCATACCCTTCATAACAGAAAGAGTTGGATCAGCAGTTGCACTAGCAAATCCAGGTCCAGCAATCGTATAGTCAGATGAACCATTAGCATTTACTTCCCACCAAGTAATAGGACTGCGTGTAACAACCCAATTAGTACCATTATAAAATAACGAATCTCCTTGTACTAAACCACCAACATCAGTATCAGTTAAATTAGCAAACGTAGTAGTAAGAGTTCCAGAAAAATCTACTGTTACAGTATCACCAACAACATTTGTTGTTATATTAGTTCCACCAGCAATAGTTAAAGTATCTGTTTGACTATTAGCAGTTGTAGAACCAGTATCACCAGCAACAGTAGCAAATAAGTTTACAGAACTAACTCCAGCAGCATCATCACCTGGTTTCCATTTAGCAGCAGTTGAATCCCATTTAAGAACTTGGTTATTTGTAGGAGCAACAGTAGTTGTATCAACGTCTGCTAATAAATCAACACTAGAATACTCTGTTGCTAACTTTGCTCTTACATCACCAACACCACCTGTAGTAATATTAATGTTAACATATGGATTATCGTCACCATCTACAGTAAAGAAAAATCCACCATAAGATGCAGCAGAAGGTGCATTACCCAATGCTGGAAATTCATTTTTATATCCTACTCTCGTGGGGAAATCAAAATCTCCAGTCGCACCATCAAAAGTAGCAGTAACACCGCCAGCAGAGATAGTAACATCTCCTGTCCCATTGGGAGCGAGAGAAATGTTTCCATTACTTGAGGATATAATAGAATTTCCATTTACATCCAGTCCTGATGTTAAAGTTGTAAGATCTGACGGTAAGAAATTACTGCCATTATAGCGGAGAACTTGACCAACAGCAGGGTTTGTGACACTAAGTTGTAAATTAGTACCATTACCAATTGCGGAATATATCTCATTGAAATTGTCGTTAATCTTGTCGCCTCCACCACGGAGGGTATCCCCCGTGTTGTCATTAGCTACCGTACCAAGATTTAGTGATTGCTTAGCCATTTATCGCTACAATTTTTTAGTTATTTATGTTAATATTTCAGGGTCTACTAACTCTTCACCATATAGTGAAAGGTCAGGAGCAGTCCAATCATCAGGAACTGTTGTTTCAACCTCGATATTAGGATTCTTATATCCAGTACCTTGGTTATTAATAACAACTCCACCGACACCAACTAGTGCGTTAATATCTCCTTCAAAACCAGATATAGAGTCAACTCTAACATTTGGTCTGCTTGTGTATCCAGATCCACCTGAAGTAACCTGTACACTATTAATAAATCCTGAAGTTAGATTTGCCTGTGCTTGTGCGTTCTGTCCGAACACAGAACCAAGATAGTCGAATGTAATTAGAGAGTTTGAAGACTCAATAACAGCAACCTCTCTGTCTGATGTCTCACCTTGGATGTCAATAAAGTCACCAGGTTCGATAGGTGGAATAACTTCAGCAGCATCAACGTCTGCCTCAGAACCAACGTAAGAGAACCCAACAAATGTGGAACCTACACGAGGAATCTCAGAGAAGATGATACGTGAACCAACCAATTCAAAACCAACGCCTGGTTCCTGAATAACACCGTTAAGAGAAACGATAATATTATTTTCAGGTCTAATGGTTGTAGACTGAACACCATCCGTAAGCGTTAGTGAGTAGAATACATCATTACGCTTGAGGTTGAATGACTGACGTAAGGAGTCGAACTCGAATGAAATATCATCCAACTGTCTCAACTTACCTACGTAGAATCCTGTGAATGATGCACCTAAATCTGGTGGTTCTGTGAACTGAATAGAATCAGAGAATGCTGTATAAGCAGCAGACGCACCAGGTGGTTGAAGAATACCATTAACAAATACAAGAAGATGTCCAGCTGGATCTGGTAGGTACTGAGTACCATTACCAGTAGAAAGTTTGAATGTAGTTTGAACTCCATCAAATCCCTTGAATGCTCTCTTAACACGTGCGAGAAGTGGAACCTTATTTACCACGATTGCCTTATAATTATCGGCACTGATAATGGCATCCTTAGTAACAAATGTTCCTTTGATATCACTTAGATAAACTCTCTTAAGAGTACCGCTATCACGTATATCCTGAATTAACGCTGAACCAGCACCAGGTGTGACAACCCTTGTAGTTACAGATGCGTAACCAACTGGGAAGTTATTTCCAATTCCATAATCACCTACGAGATCTCCATTTGTAAGAGGTGTTCCTTGGAAATCAGCAACATATAAGAAGTTGTTATCTAGATCAACTTCAGAAATTATTGCATAATTATCAAAGTCCTGTATACCACCAACAACCTTATAAAGTCTCTGACCAACAGTAAATTCATTCAATCCACTAATGATTGAAATACCCAAGCGTGTATATCCAGCAGATGCGATTCTGTCACCAACTGATATATCAAAACCATCAAACTTACTAACTTCAATATATTGTCTAGAAACTTCAGGATAAACAACAGAAGTTGTTTCAAATGAACCTAATAGAGTTTCAGTATCAACTGTCAAAGTACCACCTGTATTATCAAGTACAGCAGCTTCTGTACGTATGAAGTCAGTTGGAGTAGCAGTTGCACCACTAGTGTATGCCTTGAATGGAACCGATGCCTCAAATGTACCCTTAAGGTCTATAATTTGAATACGATCTGTAATTACACTAATCTGTCCTGTTGGTGGTAATTGTGCTCTATCAGATTCAACAATATCAAGAGCTGCAAATGTACCAGCATTCATTATCACATCTACGTATCTGTAGTTCTCATCTTCCCATAATCCATGAACAGTTCCATTTACAGCATTGTCAGATACCTTTCTAATAGTCTCACCTATCCAGAATGGTCCATCTGTTATCACAGCATCAAATCGTAATCTCTGATAGATGTTAACAATCTCACCTTCATTAACAGTCATAGTTTCTAATTCTGCATATGCACCACTATTAAATCCATACAAGTAATCAGAATCATTTAATCCACCACCTAAACCAATTGGTACTTCTCTAGTTCCATATGTGTAGGTAGGCATACTAATACCATTGTTAACAGTGATATTAGTGTAGAATGTATCTAAACCTAGTTGTCCTTTTAGAATATCTAAGTTACTTCTGATACATCTAGTTACTGACTTATCATTGTAGTATGCAGAAGAGTTAGCATCAAAGTACTTAATATAACTTGCAGCAGGTGAAGGTGATACAAGTTTGTTACTTATTGCTTCACTTGCGTAAGTTTCTAGAGCACCTAAAGCATATGTCTTAACATTATACTCAGTATCTGCGTAGAATATTTCACCAAGTTGAGAAGTATATGGGTCAATAGTACCAACAGATAATTTAGCACCCCACATATACATACCACTTGCACCATCACCCAAGTATGATAAAGAATTAGTAGTATCATACATTAAGAATTGAGCACGTAATTCACTAAATCCAAAGGATATAGTTGTTGTGATATATGCTCTATACCATCCATTACCATAAGGTACTGAACCATATGCATCACCACTTATACCACCTTGAGGTTGGAATAATGTTCCAGCAGTTCCTGTAGCAAGATCTAAGTCAAAGAATACATCTTGCTGACCAACTGTACCAGCATCCATAACAAGACCGAATCTAACTTTATTAAATTCATCTCCTTTAAAGAATACTGAGAATGTATATTGTTGATTATCATCATCACTAGCTGCTCCACCTTCGTCAAAACTATTGTTAGTATCATCAAACTTAATAGTTCCATCATCCCACGTATCATAAGATGTTAAACTATAGTTTCTACTAGTATAGTGATATCCATTACTCTGATAAGCAATTAATTTTTCTGCAGTTTGTGTACCATCTGGTGCTTGTGCAAAATCATCACTAATAACAATATAACCAGGAAGCCAATCAAGTCTTATTTGCTCTGGATTTGAGAATAAGTTAGGTGCAGATACCTGACCTTGAATATTAGATTGAATATTCTTAGCAAAAGCGATAGTTCTAACATTTGCTGGTTTGTTAAACCAAGTATATGGATAACCAACTCCACCTACCTTAACATTTGCTACAACACCAGAACGTGTTCCTTCAAGTCTGTCATTTGCTTCCCAAGGAGCACCATACCATTTTCCAACAACTAAGAAACTACCTTCACTCTTATATTCAAGAACTACAGCAGATCCACCACCAGCTCTTTGACTGAATATCATCTCACCGACTTCAAAAGCACCAGTAACATTTTCAATTTCAATGTTATGTGCTACTCCTGTATCAGTAATATCAGTTGTAATTAAATCATGTACTAAATTAGTAACAATGGTATTGAGCCAATCATCATATTGCCAAACAGAAGCACCGAACTGCTGTGATACAAGAGTTGTAATCTCTTCTTTATAGTAACTCTGGTTGAAGAGTAAATTCTTAGCAGCACCTCTCATTGCCAACTTACCAGGAGCAAGTATATTAAGAGCAATATCAACCAATTCCTTGAATCTAGTAACAACTGGACTCATATCAATTGGTGATAATAAATCTCTATACGCTTCTATAGTAGTGTAGTTAAAGTTATATGCTGGAGGAACTTCATTACTATCTTTAGTATACAATCTATTAAGAATTGCATGCTCACCTAACCACTTCATCTGCTCAATAGCATATGTTGTTGCTAATAACTCATCTTCGATGTAGTTAATTTGCATTGTAGTGGATAGATAATTTTCCATTGCAGCAATAGTGCTATTATTTCCACCTGTTTGCAAGTCAGAGATAATACCCAACATAATAAGAGATATGTCACGTTGACATGTTTGAACGCCACCTGGTTCTGGATATAAGAATGCATTATAGTAAGGACCACCTTCTGCTAATTGGAATTGGAATTCATTGGATACTAATGTTGTTATTTCATCAGCAATTGCTTTTCTATTGAAGTATAATCTATCAGCAGATATTGCAAAGTCACTATTTGTAGGAGCAATGATATCATTAGCAGTTGCAACTAACTCATCAATCGCTTCCTGAACATCAATACAATCACCAGGAGCAGTTATACCATTAGCAGTTGCACTAACGAATGTATGTGCAGCAGTATTACTAATAGGATAATCTGGTTCCTTATTAACGTTAACAGTTACTGTGGTTGCTGTTACTGCAAGGATCTTAAGATTTCTACCGCTTGCATAATCCTTACCATCAGGAGTACCAGCAACACCAGTAGGTCGTGGATATGTACCATTCGCAGTACCAGTTCCAGGGTCACAAGAGAATGTTAATGATCCATCTGCTATCTGAATATATCTTCCAACAATAAGTGAATGAGAACCAATTGTGATTTCCAAATTACCTGAAGTTGGACTATACACTGCTCCAGTTGCAGTAAATTGAGTTGCTGTTGATTGTGTGATACCCCAATCACCAACTATAATTTTATCAGTATTATCATAAGTTAAATTACCAGTTATCGCTTGCTTCATGTAATGTGCAAGACGTAAATGTGCATATGCAGATTGGAATAACTGTAAGCGAATGTGTAAGATTACATCATTAGCACCAAGATATCTCCTAGCAACGTTAACTGTATTAAAGTTACCACCTTGTCTAAGGTCTTTAATAAACTCAGTAAGAATTAATGCTAAGTCAGTCTTACATTGTAAAGTACCATTACCACTACCATCAGCATTTCTAGGCATATCCAAAAGTAAGTCTGGATATAGATTAAGCATATCGTAAGATGCTTTATCTACAATAGGACCAGCATTTGCTTCTATTAAATCTGCAGCATCTTGGAATCTGTACTTGCTATCAGCACCAATTTGATTTGCATAGATTATATCATCAGTAGAATTGTGTAATGAAACTGGGAATGTTTCTTCCAAATATGCATATACACGTCCACCAAGGAATTCGTTATCTGGATCTGAAGATAGTTTTGATACAGAACCAAGATGATCTATAGGTGATGGACTATTAGCATCTTCTAAAGTATCTGTAACTATATCAATTAAATTTTCTATAGTTGCTTGAACATCTACACAATCACCTACACTATAATCCATAACAGTAACACAATCAGTTTCTGCAGAAACAAATGAATGCTTAGTTAAGAGTTTCTTAACTGCACCAGGGTCAGCACTTGAGAATGTGTGAGCACTTGCTGGTTGATAAGAAACATTATTATTACTTGCATTACCTGTAAATGTATGTGCATAATCACCACCAGTTACAACTGCTGCTCTCTTAATACAGTTAGTTGCATATGTTTTACCAGCTACAAATGTATGTGTAGTAACGTTAGTAGAAGGTGTTACATCTAAAACTTGTACTTGGAAAGTATATGCTGTTAATCCTGTAGATAGAACCTTCAACCACTTACCACTTGCAGGGTCAGTTGCTCTTGGGTATCTGTGCTCAGTAGCATTACCATCCTTAGTACATGTAAATGTTAATGAATTATCATCAAACTTAACATACTCACCTGCATCCATATTATGAACAACATTAGTTGTAACAGTCATTATTCCTGTCCAACCACTATATGTTATTCCAGTTGGTGTGTACTTATCATATACTGTATAGAAAGCATGTTCTGTGGTATTGCTAATAGCACCATTAGATATGTTAACAGTAACAGAAGTTGAAGTTGTAGCAGTAATAGGATGAGATTTGTTATAACCCCAGTCACTTGTACGAGGATAGTAGTGAATAGTACTACCACCATCTTGAGCACAAATAAATCCAAATGATTGTTTAGCAATCTTAATACCATCACCTACACTAAGTTCATGAGCACCAATATCAATAGTCAACATTCCAGTAGTAGGATCATATGCTGTTGTTGAACCAGCTGCCAATGAAGGATTGTATCCTTTGATAGGAGACTTACCAACATTAACCTTAATCATACCATTCTGTGCTCTAACACCATTAGTTGCAGCACTTAAGAAAGCATGAGTAGAAGTGTCTGAAGATATTCCTACATTAACTTCAAATGTATCATTAGTCTTATTTGAAATAGCTAACCATCTTCCACTTACAGGATCAGTTGGTCTTGGATACTTATGCTCTGTTGTATATCCATCTAGATTACATTTGAATGTTAATGACTCATCAACAAGTTGAATGTAATCTCCATTGTTAAGTCCATGAGCAGCCAATGTGATTACCATCAATCCACTAGCAGGAGTGAATACTGCATTAGAAGCAGTACCTGAATTATAATATACGTCTGTTACAGGAATTGATTTCTCAGAACCATATGGATCTGTTGCACGTGGATATGTCTTAGTAGCAGTATTGCCATCCATATCACATGTGAACTGTAAAGTGTTATTCTGTATAACAATACTAGAACCTTTACGCATTCCATGTTGACCAATTGTTAAGGTCATATCACCTGTTGATGCATCGTAAGTAGCAGCAGATGGTGTAAATGTCTGATTAGTTCCAGGTGTACCTACATTAACTGTTATTGAAGTAGCGTCTGTAGCAATAACTGGCAATTCTTTACCAGAAGTACGAACATCATGTCCAGGTCTAGGATAAGATTTAATGGACTGGTTATTGTCCATTGTACATGTAAATCTAATAGACTCATCTTCAATGATTACGAAATCATCAGTTGTAATATCATGAGCAAGAAGGTCTATCTGTAAATTACCATTACTTGTATCGTATGTTGCAGAAGTAGGATTATATGGTTTATAATTTTTATTAAATGAAGTAGGACCAACATTAACAGTAAATGAGTTTGTATCAAACTTAGTAATTGGTAATACTTGCTTAGATGAAGGATCTGTAGTACGTGGATACTTATGATTTGAACCCCTATCATCATATTCACATGTCATGGTTAATCCATGATCATCAATAGCAATTGCTCTACCTTTCTTCTTAAAGCATCCAGCCTTAGCACCTGTAAGAGTATGTGTATAAGCACCACCAGTTCTAATTACAGCACGTGTTAATCCATTTGTTACAGCAGATTGGAATTGGTGAGTAGTGGTATTAGAAGAAGTACCGACATTAACAACAAAAGTATCTTTAGTAACACTAGATACTTCCAAATATGTACCGCTAGCTGGGTCAGAAGAACGTGGATATGTATGATCAGTCTGATAGTTATCTTGTAAACAACGGAATGTTATTGAACCATCGTCAAATTTAACCATGTCTCCATTTTCAAATCCATGATTAGGAACAGTCACGGTCATTGAACCAGTTCCAGGAGTAAATGCAGCAGCAGTTACTGTGAATTTCTCTCCACCAGGAACAAATTCGTGTGTATAATCACCACCAACAGTAAATGCTTTATCTACTGTTAATCCACCCTTCCAAACGTGAGTGTATTGTCCACCACACTTAATAGCATCTGCACTAGCAGATTGGAATACGTGAGTTGAAGTATTTGAAGATATACCAACATCAACTGTAATTACACCAGTTGGTCTCTTCATGCTGTTTGCAACAAAGTTTACAAAGGTGTGAGTTGATGTATCACTAGACTTACCAATAAAGACATCAAATGTATCTGTCTGAACATTATCTAATGGTAACCACTCAAAGTAAGATGGGTCTGTACGTCTTGGATATGAATGGTTTGTAGCATCACCGTCTTTAGCACAAGTGAATGTTACTGCATTCTCATCTAATCTAACCTTATCATTTGCTTTAACCAATCCATTAGCAACTGCTGATACCCATACGTGAGTTGTATTATTGGAAATAGGTTGATCACCGAATGCATTTCCAACAGTCATACTGAAATCGTTAGCACTTGTGCGAAGAATTGGGAAGAATCTTCCACTAGCAAAATCACTAGGTCTTGGATATGAATGGTTAGTAGAATTACCATCTTCAGCACAAGTAAAGACTAAAGAGTTATCAGCAATTTTAACCATATCACCAGTTACAAATCCATGATTAGCAGATACTACGAATAGTTCACCTGTTGCTGGATTAAATGTTGTACCACTTTCTGCAGTCTTTGTAGTTGGAGCAGATAATCCATGACCAGCTAGAGTTATGGTCATCATACCTGTGGTTGGATTATAATCTGCATCAGTTGGAGTATGAGATGTAGTCTTAACTTCCTGAACATAAGTTGCAGTATTGTATGCATAGTCAGCACCACCAGGAGCATTAGAACCAGATGCACGAGGATATGTCTTATCTGTTGTCTGACCATCAAGATCGCAACGGAATGTTAATGAATCTTGCTCGATGTATACAGAATCACCAGCTCTTGTAATACCATTTTGAACACAACTTACGAAGTTATGAGTGTAATCACCACCAGTAATTACAGCACCCGATAAAGATGAATGATAGTTATGAGTACCAGCATGACTAATTGCGGTATTTGGTGATTCATTAACGTTTACCGTAATAGTTGTTGCATCCTTAGCAATAATATTCAATGCAGTATTGTATGCATAGTCTTGATTATCACTTGTATTAGCACCATATGATCTTGGATATGACTTCTGAGTAGAGAATCCATCTCCACCATAATCACAAACAAATGTAATTGAATTATCTTTTAATCTTATACTAGTTCCAACTGAAAGACTATGTGTACCAATGGTAAGTACTAAGTCTCCAGATACAGGATCGTAAGTAGCATTAGAAACATCAAAGTCTAATTGTGGTGAAGTTCCTACGTTAACATCAAATGTATTATCAGTAACGTTAGAAATTAACATCCACTCCCCAGATTTAGGGTCAGTAGATCTTGGATAAGTATGCTCACTACCGTGTTGGTCTAATGAACATGTTAATGATATTGCATTATCAGCAACCTTAATCTTATCTCCTATCATGAATCCATGATTAGGAATTGTAATTGTCATTACACCAGTTGATGCAATATAATTTACATCAGTTGCTGTATGAGTGGTAGCATCCTTAATCCAATGATTACCAACAGTCAAGTCCATAATACCTGTCTCAGGTACATAGGTAGCAGCAGAAGGTGTGTATGCTGAGAACTTACTCTTACCAACATTAACAGTAAAGGAATTATTATGAACCTTAACACCGTTAGATGTTCCAGAAACGAATGTATGTGTATAAGCACCAAATAGAGTTCTACCAACAAATACATCAAATGTAGTGTTAGTTGAAGCTTCTACAACACTCCATCCTCTTCTAAACACTGGGTCAGTCTTACGAGGATATGCATGGTTTGTAGCATTTCCATCTTTAGTACAACTAAAGGTAATAGCACCTTCTTCAAATCTAACTAACTCACCAGCAACTTTCATGCAAGGATTAGCGGTTACACCAACACATGTATGCTCACTAAGATCTTGAGACTTACCAATAAACAAATCAAATGTATTTTCAGTTCTATTCTGTGCAGGTAACCATTGATCTCTTGCAGGGTCACCTGGACGTGGGTAGAAGTGGTCTGTTGTCTCATCATCTAATCCACAACGGAATATAAATGCACCATCATTAAGTCTAACAAGGTTACCATTGTATACCTGATGAGCAGATGATGTAATAGTTAACATTCCAGTAGCAGGGTCATAAGCAGCACCAGTACAATTTCTAGTACTTGGTGGATTTAATAATGAACCGATAGTAACGGTCATCATACCTGTTAATGGGTTATATGATGCATCAGTTGCAGTCTTATCAATTTCAGAAATATCAATAACGTCAACAGCAGTACCACGAGCAGGGTCAGTTAATCTTGGATATGCGTGGTCGGTTGCTTGACCGTCCATATTACATGAGAAGAGGAATGCTCCATCTCTAAGTCTAATGCTATCACCAACCATTAAATTAGGATGTCCACCTAATCCAGGAGAACCAGGAGCAGAAGAAGTGATTGTTAATGCACCAGTTACAGGAGTATAGCTTGCACTAGAAACATCATATGCAATATTATGTGTCTTACCAACATCTAAAGTAATTGTATTATCCTTATGAATAATACCATTAGGATCTGCAGACTTAAATGTATGCAATGAAAGGTCAGTAGATATACCAACATTTACATCAAATGTATTAGTAGTTACATTAACAATCTTATGCAATCTACCGCTAGCTGGATCTGTAGAACGTGGATATCTATGCTGAGTTATGTTGTTGTCCAACAAGCACTCAAATGTAAGTGATTCATCAGCAATACGAACTTTATCACCATAAGCAAATCCATGATTAAACACCGTTATTGTTAATAAACCTGACTCAGGTGTATATGATGCAGAATTTGCAGTATGAGTAGTTCCTTCATATAGAATAGGTACACTATCCTGATAGATGAAATCATTTTCTCTTGGATATTTCTTAACAGACTGCAATCCATCCATAGTACATCTGAATGGAAGACTACCTGTAGCAACCTTAATATTTGTACCAGCTCTCAATCTATGCTCACCAATAGTCATCTTAAGAAGACCTGTTGAACCACTGTATGTTGCAGCAGTAGGATTGAATATTACGTCAGGTGTTTTACCAACATCAACTTGGAAAGTTGTTGAGTCAACAATAACAACATCTAACCAACCTTGACTTGCATGGTCAGAAGCTCTTGGATACTTATGCTCAGACCTATTCTGATCCATAGTACAAGTAAACGTTAGAGACTCATCTTCAATTTGAAGTTTAGAACCTGCTGTAAGATTATGAGCACTAGCAGTTGTACATGTAAGCATACCAGTAACAGGGTTGTATCCACCACCATTGATTGATAATGATGTTTCACTAAACAAACCATGTGATGCTTTTAATATTTTTAATTCGCCAGTTGCAGCATTATATTCTGCTCCTGAAGGTGTAAATTTAGTTGCAGCATTACCACTAGATTCTGTAATACTAGTATCAAATTTTTGCTTATGTCCATGATGACCTTGAACATCCCAAGCATCATTGGTTATGATATATCTTAAAATTTGATTTAATTTACCATATGTCCAAACAGTTTCTACAATTTCATTTTCAACGTTGAGTAATTTGACATTGTTTACATCTTCTCTATCAACATAGTATGATGCAGCAGTCCAAATCTTTTCATTACTACCATTACGTAAATCGGATGCAATAGACCTACAAATATCTTTAACATCATCTTGGCAATTTACACTACCATTAATGACAGTGAAATCTGGGAATTTCTGTTCTAGTAGATATACTGCCTCTTCAGCAATGAAGTCTAAGTTAGATTCAATCAACGTAGCAGCATTGTAATACCTATTAGTATTTCCAACAAAACCTCTAGAAACTGCTCTACCAACATTAACTGTAATTGTAGTACCAGTTACTGAATCAATTGTTAATGCTACTCCATGTGCAGGGTCAGTTGGTCTTGGATATCTATGCTCAGTTGCATGATTATCCTTATCACAAGTGAATGGTAACTTATCAGTACCAATAGTTACAGTATTAGATGTTGTAAAACTATGAGATCCAATAGTCAATACTAAAACACCAGTCTCACCATTATAAGTTGCGTCAGTAACATCCTTTACAGTTCCATCGTTAAATGTAAGAGCAGCATTTGAAGTACCAGCTACAAATGTATGATTACCAACATAACGAACGGTAGAAATTATAGCATCGTTATTGAAATATTCTCCCTTTGTGAATGACTCAGAACCAGACCAATCTTGTACCCATTGCTGACCATCTTTACCATCAAAATGAAGTAACATCTTAGTATTATCATCACCTTGGAATATCCCAGCTAAAGGTGTAAATGCACCAGAATATCTGATATTGTCAGAGATTCTTACCTCATCAATATGACCAATAAACCCAGTTGAGAAAGCATAACCAACACCAATAAAGAGTGGTTTAGCAACGTATGTTGTAGCATCAGTTCCTGTACCAACCTCAACACCATCAATATACAACTTACCAGATGTACCTGTTCTAGTGTAAGCAACATGAGCCCATGTATCAGCAGTTAGAGATGTTCCAACAGAAGTTACAAGATCTGCATTATTAACATTCCAACGAACTTGACCACTTTCAACATATACTCTCAATGCAACTTCATTAGCACTTGAAACTCTTGTATCAAAAATATCAATAGTTCCACTTAATGAAGAAGAATCAGGACGTACATAAAATTCAAAAGTAAAGTCACCAGTACCAAAAGCAATTTCAGAAGTTGTTTGACACCAGATATAATCTGTTGTTCCAGCAGTTAATTCTAATGAACCAGCACCATACTTCTTCTGTGCTGTATCAATCTGAGCATTACCAGCAAAAGTAAAATCAAAATAGTCTTCACCATTAGACTTAGTTCTACCAATCTTACCAAGATATACTGTATTACGTGCTTGGTTATATCCAATAACTTCAGCCTTAGTATCTCTAGATCTTATAACTTGACCAGAACTAAAGAATCCATTTCCTTCTTTATCATAGAAGGACATTTTTCTAACCTTACCTTCTTCACCAGTTACAAATTCATTGGTATTATTACCATATTCAATCTTATAATTACGAATATTCTCATTAAGTTGTAATGTTCCTGTTAAATTATTAAATGGAACAATATAATTGTTAATCTGTTCATTAGCTGGGAAGTTACCATTATAAGGAGTTAGATTATCAGTAGCATCAACAATACTTACTGCAGATGATGCAATGTCATCTAAGACAACATTTGGATAAGTCTGAGATGTAATTCTGTTGAATAATAATCCAAAGAATGAAGAACCAGGAGAGATGTCAACCTGACCAATAAATTCTTGAGTTACAGGATCTTGATAAGCAGATGTTGAAGTAATTCTTGCTATAACACCAGACTGTGCTCCATAGATAACATCATTCAACTGAATATCAAATAATCCAGGTGTTGATGTATATGTACCTGCAGTCTTACTTAAAGTTAATTTATCAGTAACCTCAATTTTAGTACTATAAAGTGGAGTATCATCTTGCTGATTCTGTGCAGTTGTACCAAGAACATTTCTTACAACTGTAAGTGATGTTGATTCTGCATTATCTACAGTGCTTATAAGAGTAAAGATTTCAGATCCTACCTGATAATTAACATTTGCATCAAATGTTCCTATAGGTACTGGTTGGTCAGTATCTGCAGTTGGGTCAACAACTTCAAATACAGTTGTAGAAGGACCAATAGAATACCTTAATTTAGCAATAGGCATCTCTTGACCAGTTTCTAAGTTAACTGCTTCAACCTTTGCAGTATTACCTTCTAGGTTTGTAATATTTTCACCAAAAGTATATAATCCTATACTTCCAACTGGAGTTACAGATGCTAAGTTTCCAGCAAATCCTGTTGCTACAACGTTACATAGTTCACCAAGTACAAAACTACCATCAGTTATATAACCAGTAACTACATTACCAACTACTTTCAATACAGTAAATCTAGCATCAGAAGAACTACCCTTAATCTCATTACCAAGACCAGGATAAATTCCACTAGGATTATTGAATATCATTTCATATCCCTGAATAGGCTCAATAGTAACAGAAGCATATTTAACACTTGCTGGTGGTTTTGGTGGTTCAGTGAATACTATAGAATCCTGTTGGATTGTAAATGCTGTCTCTGGGTTCTGTACAACACCATTCAAGACAACCATTAACTGATTTGCGTTAGCAACAACAGTACCACCATTAACTGTTAATGGGAATGAAGTCTTAATACCATCAAACTGGTCTGATATATCATCAACTCTCTGTACAACAGAAGTTAGAATGTTCTCAGAAGATGTCAATCTCTTCTGTCTGAATAGTACTTCTGTATTATTAAACTCAGTATAAATTGGATCTACAAGAGCAAAGTTTTGAATATTTGGAACAATTGCTTCTTGAGCAAGTTCTACAGACTTAGTAAGTTCAAAGAAAGTATCTTTATTAGGAATCTCTCCATACTCATTCAAGTTCAACTCACCAAACACCTTAAACGATGCAGGGTGAACGTTTCTGATTAGAATTTCTTTCCACTCACTAATAGAAACAGCAGACTTAACAGCATAAGAGAAGTCTTGATAGTAGTAAGAGTCTTGAATCTTCTGAATAATTTCAGATGGCTTACCAACATCATCAATGAATTGACCAGTAGTTTTAGTGATAGAACCAATATCTAGAACACCACGAGCAAACTTAAGGTCACTAATAGTACCAGAAGACTTAGAAATAACACCAGTTATTTGTTCACCTTCTGAAAATACACCATCATAATCAACAATCTTAAGAATTCTAGGTCCAATCTGCCAACCAGAGTTAGTTGAAACATATCCTTGTGCTGTTGCTGTCTCTAAAGAATCACCTTGATAAACAAGTTCACCTTCAAGGAAGGTAGAAGTAATAACATTAGCAGTAGCTTCACCACCGAATGATTCAGTTAAGATACTCTGACGACCATCACCAGCGTTAACAAATGATAGTGCATCACCCAATTCTGCGTTTTGAGGAGTAATAGCAATCTTTAATTGATCATCTTCTAGAGAGTTTGCACTACCAGAAATTGCATAATAAGTAGTATTTGGATTAAGACGACCTGTTGCACCAGCAGATAGAGGATAATCAGCACCATCTCCAGTATCTGTTACAGCAACACTAATTTCAGCACCATTAGTAATACCATGTGGATAAGCAAACTGTAATAAACCTAAGTCGAGGTTTACAACGTAGTTGAATGAAGACCTAAGACTTACACTAGGAGTAGAAGAATATCCAGCACCTGGGTCTTTAACTTCAATAATATCCAATCTACCATTCTTAATAGTTGCTTCAGCAGTTGCTCCAGATCCACCACCACCTGTAATAACAACAGTAGGTGCTAATGAATATCCAGAACCTGGATTTGTAACAGTAATACTCTTAAGAATACTTGTAGAAGTTAACTGAGCATTAAGTGGGAATGTAATCTCAGGACGTAAAGTATAGTCATGGGGATAATCATAACCAAAGTTATTGTTCTTAAGTTTCTTAATCTTACCAACCTTATCACCCTTAGTAAAGATAGATGCTTCAGTACCGAAAGGTGGTATAACAACTTGTAAATCTGCACCAGATCCTGTAAGACCAGCACCAAGAATTCCAGGAACACCTTCAACGTCAATTGAAGCACTAGTATATCCTTTACCTGGAGATGTGACAAGAACTTCTTGAATCTGACCTGGAATTGTTATACCTTCATCATCTTGCCCATCAGCAACAGTAATTTGAACAAATCCACCTTCACCATCACCAGCAATAGGTACACCATTATATGTTCCTACAGCATATTCAGTTCCTGGTTCAACAATTTGAACTCTTTCAATCTTTCTTGTAGATGCAATACCAGTAACAATAGGTAACTTAGTATAGAAACCACCTGGATTAATAATACGAATATCACCAATAGCACCAACTGCCTTTAATGAACTTGTAGTATATGATGTTCTTGAAATATCACCAATACCTTCTGGTTCATTTAATAATGGGAATTTAAATACATCAGCACCACGAGTAATTGTTTGACCAGAAGTACTGCTAATTGTAAATGTACCAGTATAAGGTGAATCTGTTACATCAAGATAACTGTCAGAAATTACAGGAGAATCTTCACCAGTTCTAGAAGGATCGAAATAGTAAGAGATATTAGTAACTATATCATTATCAACTTTCAACTTAACTGATGGATTTGGTTCTCCTTGACCAGTTAAACCAGGAGTTCCAATTCTTTCAATAGAGTTGAATGAATATTCCAACTTATAAAGATTATCCTTAGCAAAAGATAAATTACCACCAACAAGTGTAGAATGACTTAAATCAAAGATATACTGGTGTCCATAGTACATCTTTAGAGTTGGAGACTTAACAAATATACCAACACTAGCAGCATTAGTTGCAGGAGCAGTTATAGCAGTTTGTGGTAACTTGTAAGTAAATTCAAGTGGACTTACAACAGTATCAACAGCAAATGCACCATCATACTCATCATAAACAAGACCACTATCTGTTTGTGATGGATTACCATCAACATAAACAATTTCACCTTCAGATAAGTAATGACTTGTTCCTGTGATTACATAGACCTCATCGCTATTATTAACAGCAGTTATTTGAAGTATTCTTTCTAGATTAGAAATCAATGTAATCTTAGTAACACCTGTTAAATTTGTTATCTGACATGTATTGTAATTAGCATTGAAAGATATATCGTTAGATGTAAGTGAAACTACAGATCCAACAATAAACGATGAACTACCACCAATTTCATCAATTCTAACTGAATAGTCACCTACATTAAACGGTTTAAATCTAGCAAAGTCATCTAAGTTATTAGTACCACCAATATTAGCAGGAGCATCATAAGTGGACATATCAATGTCAAATGTTCCAGGAGTTGTATTGTTTACCTGTGCGAAGGTATATGCCTTCATTTCATTAACATCATTTGGAACAGGACCAACTATTCCATAAGTATCTTGTTCATCAAATTGCTCACTAACTAAAATACCAGTGTTTAAATCATTACTCCAAGGATTATTCTGAACAGCAACATAAATTTTTCTGTTAGGTATATCAGATTTAATGATATATCCACTATTAATGAAGTTACCATTAGAAAGATTATTAAGTCTTAACTTAGCACCAGTAGTGAATATGAACGGTTGATTTATAGTTAACTCTTGAATATTATCAATTTTAACTGTATTAGTAACCTTAAAGAAATACCTATCCTTAACTACAGCAGATACTTGTAATTTTTGAGAACCTGGAGAAGGAACAGTTGCTGTTCTAGAACTCCAAATATCATTAGTATATGTTAATGTCTCCGTACCAGGAGTCATTGTTATAGTAGCATCATCAAAGTCTAAAGTTTGTAGACCTGCATCACCCAATGCAAAATCAGCTTCACCTATTGTCATTGAAGATCCAGTAACAGGAGTTACAGCAGTTCTGACAAATCCTAATTGAGTATTAGTTTGTACACCTTTATCACCCAATCTAGTAGCATCAGCATTCTTATCTACTTTTAAATTCCATGCATTATGGTCAATATAATCATACTTGGTTAAATTATTAGTAAACCAAGCAGTGTCTGTCCAAGCAAAGTCCAATGCAAATGATGCAACAGGAGGTAAACTTGAAATATCAGAAGGTACAGTAACAGGAACTGCTCTATTTCTTAATCTAATATTATCAATAAAGAACTGACCTTGATAATTCTGATTGAAATCTGTAGCACCAGTACCAAAACCAATCTGGTTACCAAAGTATAGATCTTTAGTAGCAAATGAAGTATTTGATAATGTACCACTTATTACTTCTATACCATTAACATATGCTTTAAATACATTACCTTCTTTCCTTACAGCAATGGTTTGCCAACTATTGTCAGCATACATTGTTGTTTGTGTGGATGATTGTCCAGAACCATTAATTAACTGAGTTGTTTGGTTGGTAATAACCATCTGCAACTCACCAGAGGAATTATCATATCCTAACCATAGTCCACCAGTAGCATCTCTAGCACCACCAATACCCATTATAGTTTGAACATTTTGTGATAAAGTCTGAGATTGTGATCCAGATTTGTATATAAAGAACTCTAAAGTCCAATCATTTGCTAATGTTGTACCTAAATCAGTTCCAGCAACCTTAAGATAAGAATTTTCCCATGTAGAACTAGACCCAGCTGGTTGATAACCATAGATCTTTGCCATATTATCATCATAAGTTATAGCATTACTTGCTCCAACTGAAGTTAAAGTATAGTTGCCAGTCAGATCTGTTTGCTCATTAGCAGCAAAATCGAAGATAAACTCATTTCTATTCCATTGAGTTTGACCAGAAAGGTAAACATCACCAGAATTATCAGTATTAACTGAATGAACAGTTATACCTTCAATACGGTTTTGATTAAATTCATTAGTTGTATGATTCTTAATAATACCATTATATCCAATCTTAACTGAATCTACGGTTTTAACACCAGTTGTACTATTGTCTCTACTAAATGCAACATTTAAATCTCCAAATATATCGATAGAACTCCTATCTGCCATAGTGATATCTCTACCAGGAGCAACATAACGATAATTCCAAATTATACTACCAGTTCTACTAACTTTACAAACCCAGAAACTATCTTTCTGTGTAGGATCAGACTTAAGTCTTAATGAAGCAGAAATATAACACTCATTAAATTCGTCAAAGACAAGACTACCATCAACTAATGAATATATGGATGTACTGTACTCTTTAATAAAGTCTATATTAATTGCACTTGTAGTTAAAGTTGCTTTACCAAATGCAAGATTAACATCAGTAGTAGATTGATTTAACCCCACTTCCATTATGAAGTATAATTCAGTAGCTCCCTCAGTGGTCGTTATGACCTTCATATCTACAATCTTTTCAGATTTACTAGTAGATACAAGCTTTCTCTTAATAGCAAAATTACCAGTACTGTCAATAGATGCTAAAAATGCATCATATGGGTTACTGGAATTTGTATTAGTATAACCACCAATAATGAAACGAGTATCACTCCATTTTTGAATTGCAGATACATGGTCAGCACGAGTAGCACCAGAGATACCAGCATATCCTTTCTGGAATTGTAATCCAGCACTTAATCCATTTTCTGCCTGAGTATACTTAGCAAGTATAACATCTGGATTATATGCGTTAAGTAGATTGGAATTTGGCTTATTATTACCAACAACCCAAACATCAAGACCATCTACATAAAGTTTTTGGAACTCTGTATAGTACTGTCCATCAGTACTTTCTAAAGTATTCTCCCACTCTTTAACACCTGTAGCAGATAATTTAGCAACAAAACCTACTGTATTTCCAACAGCATCCTTTGTTTTACCACAAATAAAGATCTCTTTATTATCACTAACGTAAGTATCATTAATTTTAACATAATTCTGATTTTCAAGTTTAGAAATATAATAATCTGCTTTCTTAAAGACCTGTGGATGAGATAATATAACACGAGGATTGGATGTATATCCAGAACCAGAATTTAAAATATTAACTTGATCAATAGCACCAACAGTTGATACAACTGCTTCTAATTTTCCAGAAGTACCATCACCATCAATTGTAATAGTTGGTGGAATGTCTGTATTGTATCCAGAACCTCTTTGGTCAATAATAATCTCTTCTATACCTTTATATTGACGAACTACAAACGTTTTGTTTGTATTCTGCATTATAGGAGTATAATCTATATAAACAACATCACCAGCAATTAGATTATGGGGATCTGCTGTCTGTAAGACACCATAATTAGCACCACTAATATTCTCGAAATCATATGAAGCAACTGATTCACCCTTGATTTTTGAAATACGAGCAGATACACCAGCTCCATCAGTATCGGTATTATCAAATATTAATCTATCATCTACCTGATAGTTCTTACCTGTGTTCTCAACAGTAAATCCAGTAACAGAAGCATCTTCAAATTTAGTTGTTGTTTCAACTTCAATATCAACTTTAGAGTCAAATTTAACTTTAGGGAAGTAATCAAATAACTGTAAAGGTGACTCCTCAAACATTTGATCGGGGTCAGCAGTCTCTTCTGGACCTATAATTCCATCTCTATTCTCATCCTCCACTTCAAACAACAAGATCTCGCCATCTTCAGTTGTTAAAGCAGCAGTAGAAGCATTAGGAACCCTTTCAACATCAATATCAACATTCTCATAAGGGTCTCTATAACGTACAACTCCAGTTGGTATATTTTGCTGAATTGCATTTGCACTAAGGTTCCATTCATCAACAACAGAGTTGAAACTTGGTCCTATAACATATGGGAAAAGTGGACTACCTGCATCAGTAGCATCAATAGTAACGAAATAAGCATAAGCACCATCAGGGAAATCAGGAGTCTTACAGAAACGACCATTATACTGGTCTAAATCACCCAATCCAAAACTATACTCATAGTCTTCTACAAAATTACCAGCAGGCTCTTCTGTTAATAATGGACCAGCAGTTCTATTTGGATTTGGATTAGTAGTATCATCATAAACCAATTCATCCTTTAATTTGTAAGAAGTTCTAAGTCTTACAATGGCAGAACTTTGGTCAGTAGGATCATTATATCCATAAGGACCATAAATTGGATTACCATCAAATGCCCAACCGATAATTGGAGAGTGAGTTAACTGCTCTTCTTGTTCGAGAATATTTCCTGTGCCAATTTCTTCATAAAGGTTATCTCCAAGAATATATCTCATCCTTTGAGGATTGGATAGGTGAGCATACTCACCACCATACTCATTATTGTAACCAGTAAATACAGAACCTTTAGCAGTATCAAACTGTGAAGTTGCTTGAAGGTTATAATTCCATTGGAATACATTTGCAGTAAAGGTAGCATTTTGTCCAACAGAAGTCAGATTAATGATTGTTGTACCTTGAACGTAGTTAATACCTTTATTAATGATCTCAATATTAGTAACCCTACCAGCATTTTCACCATCAGTATCAATAGTAGCACGAGCAACAGCACCAAATCCTTCACCTTGAACAGTTACTTCAGGTGCAGTAGTATATCCAGATCCAGCAGAAATGATAGCAATAGATATAATTCTACCATCATTAACAATTGCTTGTGCAACAGCACCTTTACCAGAACTTAATGTTACTGTTGGACTTGAAGTATACTCAACACCACCATTAGTAATACCAATAGACTGAATAGGTCCACGAACAGATGCAGTACCAGCAGCACCATTTCCACCACCACCAACAATAGTAATAAGTGGTTGTGAAGTATACCCAGAACCGCCTGAGTTGATTAGAATACGTGAAACTGACCCTTTAGTGATAATAGCAGTTGCAGCAGCACCAGAACCGCCTCCTCCAACGATTGACACCAATGGAGATGAAGTATATCCAGAACCGCCATTAGTTACAGTAATCTCACTAAGAGAACCGTTAACTACAACACTTGCAGTTGCACCTTCTCCTCCACCACCTGTCATAGTAATTGCAGGAGGAGATGCAGCATCATATCCAGATCCAGCATTAGTAATGCTAACATCGGTTACAGCACCAAAGGTTTTTGCTTCAGTTGACTTATAAGACCAAATTGATACACCATTTACCCAAGTACCAATCGGACCTGAAGAAATAGCATTCTTAGTTGAAATTGTAGTAGGTACTTTAGGGAACCTATTTAATTTACGTTGGTTACCTGGAAGTAGAGCAGAACCAGGGAATGGACCTATCTCATAGTTAGGAATACCTGTAGAAGCAACATAAACATAATTATCATTAAAGAATGAGTTTTGTATGTTAGTGGTATAAGGACTAACTGCATTATTAACAGCAGAATTAATAGATTTACCTTTATTAAGGTCAACAGATACTAAAATATTACCCTGTGGTATAACAGTAGCAGGTTGAGGTAGATTATACTGGAATATAAGGTCACTATCCCTAGAAGTTACTAAGAATGTTCCGTTATAGATGATTGGATTAGCACCATAAATGGTAACCTGATCTCCAACCAATAAACCATGAGGATTGGTACAAGTTATAGTAGCAGACTGATTATTAACACCACCATAAGTTACAGTGTCAACATCAATCAACTTTTTGACGTTATACAACCAAGTAGTAAGTTCTGGACCAATACCAGTACCACCAAGCTTAGAAACCGTTAATTTATCTCCAGGTAAGTAATAAGAACCTGTATCTGTTAATGTAGTTTGTTGAGCATCAACAATACCAACAATATTCATTACAACTTCTTGAGGAGTTCCCTTATTAAGGTAAACTCTAAAGTTTGATGTTACTTCAGTAGCAGAATCCCAATCTTCAACTATATTATTAACTGAACGAGTACATTCAATAAACTGGTTAAGTGATTTCTCTTTATATTGTACAAGTTCTGCATCAGATCCAGTACCGATTAAAAATTCACCGTTTCTTTCTGGCCAACCGATAGTAGAGTCAACTGTAATAATACCATCGGTAAAATTCAAAGGCTCTGCAAGTTTAGTCTTATATGGAACTGTAAACGTACCATTAATAGTTTCTTCAGAAAGAACCAATTCATATATTGTTAGTTCTGAAGTTTTAATAGAAATAAAGTTTTCTACAAGAGCACTTGCTGCTTGAACATTATCATCTGCTATATCTCTATCTTGTATCAATAAAGCATCTTTTATATTATTAGAATCACCACTAACCAAAGTTGCCCGAAGAATTGTATCAATAGACCAAGTAGCATCAGAAGGCTTAATTATTTGGTCTTTTGGATATGAAATGCTTACAGTTTCACCATATAATAACTTAAAGAGATAAGCAATACTATAAGAAGTACCTTTAGAAGCATAAAAGTCCTTAATAGTCTTAATTGCTGTTCTAACGTCAATTTGAGAGTAATCTAGAGAAGGTACATCAGGTAAGAACTGTTCTGTATACTTATCAAGCAATCTCTTGATGAATAACGCATCTAAACATTTAACAGGAGTATTTGTAACTGCTGTAGCTGCTACTGTAACATCAGAGAATATTGCATTACCATCTTCAGAATATTCTTTAATACCACTTGCTGCTCTAGCACATCCTTCAAATTTTGCTTTACTATATCCAGTACCATTTTGATTTACTGTAAATCCAGTAACTTCATTAAGTCCAACTGTAGCAGATGCTTCTGATGAAGGTGGTTCTTGAATAAAGATAGTTGGAGGTTCAGTTGCACTATATCCAGAACCAAAATTGGTTATATTAATATCAATAATCTGACCATTGAAAATAGATGCAACAGCAGTAGCTCCAGTACCACCAGCATAGTTACCAAGTTGATCTACTCTTTCATCAACAATATAAACTGATGGAACATCTTGATATCCACTACCACCATTTAAAAGTTCAATATCGGTTACTCTTCCATCACCATCAACTTTTGTTTGGAGAATTTGTGCTCCTGTTGGATCTACAACAGCAACTCTAGGAGTTCCTACATATCCCTGACCAGCATTTAATACCTCAACAGAAGTAATTCTTCCATCTGTTAATACTGCCCTCAATGATGCTTTAATACCATCTTCTTCAGTAGGTTCATCAATATAAATGTCAGGTACAGTTGTATAACCAATACCACCATCAAGTACAGTTATACCACCACTAACAGAACCGTTAGATATTGTTGGAGGGGCAATTTTACCGCCTCCAGGTTGCCTAAAGCTAAGTCTAGGTGTGAATGTATATCCACTACCTGAATTAAGTACTTCTAGTCCACTAACAGCACCATTTGTAACAGTTGCTCTAATACTTGCTGTTGTAGAACCTGGTTTTGTAGGTGCTTGAACATCTACTAAAGGTGGGTTTGTATCACTATATCCATATCCTCCATCAAGAAGAGAAACACTCTTAATACCATTAACTAATGCAGTTGCAGCTGCTCCAGATCCATTTTCAGACTTAATAGAAACTTTTGGTGGATATTCAAACCTATAGTTACTACCATTAGTATTTGTAGAAATACCAGTTAAAGTACCAGCATCATCTATACGTGCATACCCAACAGCACCTGCACCGAAAGAAGGAATTGGTGCTTCAACAGAGTATAATGATAAGAATCTACCATTTAAAGGTGCTTCTTTAAATATAAACTGATTTCCATCAATAAAGAAGTCTACTTTTGGAATAAGAAGTTTATTATCATAAATCGCTAAAACATACTCATCTATAACAGGTTCGTATGAAACACCACTTCTTGTTATAGTAAATTGACGCTTACCTTCACCAAAACTATTAGATATATTATCAATTGAAACAATATTACTTTCAACAAAACCACTCAAATATGTAATGAAAGTTAAATCTGCCCCATCAGCATCAAGTTTTTGTCTAGGAGCAGTTGTGAAGATTATATCAGTACCTTCTACAGTATAATCTATATTAGGAATTAGAACCTCACCATAAGACTGTACAATCAAATGTTGTGCAGAAGGTGGAGCTACAGGATTATTTTGAGAAGTTAATGAGAATTTTTGAGTAGTTCCATCAAATAATGCCAATGGACTTGCAAGACCCAACCACTTTAATTTAACCTGTTCGTATGAAATACCTGGACTTAAAGCAATATTAGGAGCATGACTTACAGATTCATAGTAAATTACTTCATCACCAATTAGAATAGATCCATCGTTCTCTAAAAATGGGTCTACACTCTCTACTACTACTGTATCATTAGTTATTCCAAGGGGTTCTACTATCTTCGTTGCACCATCAAGTATTCCTATATCCAGTTTATCGATATCCAGATATTGTAAGAAATTGTTTAAAATATTTTGTCCTAGTCCAGTTTTCTCCTGCGATCTATAATAATATTCAATGAATTTATTAAAGAGAGGATACTCATCCTCAACGAACGCTGGAGTCAGTGACTTAACTGACTGGGAGACTTTATTGATATTTGCCATCTAAGTTAGAAACAACTAGAAGTGAGAGAACCTGTATTATTAATTGAAGTAACTTCAACTAGAGTTGGTGCTTGGTTAAACACCTTTGGTGTCAAACTATTTAGAGGTACAGTAGGAGGTGGTGTTGTACCAACTGGAGCTACTGTGACTTCAGGATTAATGACATTGATTATTGTTCCAGGAGTTGATGCTGGAATAGTAGAACTGTTAGAAGGTATAAACAGAGTTGGTAATTGAAGATCTGTTGGTAATAAAGATGTGTCAATCACACTACCTGTGCCAGTAACAGCATCAGAAAGATTTAAATTGGTAGTTGCTGGAACATTATCCCCAGCTCCTACTATATTAATTGGTCCTATGCAAATATCACCAGTTTCATAATTTATAGAACCTGCGGAAGTATTGGTGTATACCTTCTTATTTCCAGTATTATAGAAGGTTCTCAACTTACCAAAACCATCGTCTTCAAACTGTTGATCAACACCAGGTCTATCTGCTGTTCTGAAATTACCAGATAGTATTACTGGTTCTTTCTTACAACCAGTAGTATCACTATCAACGTTACTTGGAGCACTATCATATAGGGATGAACCTGTTGATATACAATAAGTATTAGTTTGATTTGTTTGAGGTTTAATATACTTCAAAAGTGATGTTTGTACAGAAACATCACTAATTGCCTTATTGGATAAGGTAATTGCTTTTTGGAACTGCTGATTTCTAAATGTTGAGTTGAAGTTATTAATTTGAGTTTGAGTTGCCCAATCATTAACAGAACTCTGTATATTAGTCTTAATTTCAGATGTATTGTTAGTTACTCCAGTGTCATATAAAGCAAATACTTTAGGATAGACATAAAGTTCATCTGGGTCAATAACTACAGGGTCAATAGATGCCATTGCATAACTTCTAAGATCTGAAGCAATAGTCTTCTTAGTAGCATCATTTAGAGATGAACCTGTTTTAGTCTTAATTGCAATATAAACCTTACCGTAAATTGGTGGATTTAATGAGTCACCACCATAAGCAATAACAGAATCTGCATTAGAATATATTTTCTTAGTAATTACAGCATAATCTTGTGCTGTAACTGCTCTATATTGAGAAGAGTAATATCTGGGAGCCATATACTTGATAGACTCTACAGTCTCAGAAGGAGAACCTTGTTGTGATTTTTCTTTTGTTGTTAAAGTAACATCACCACTTGAAGGTTTAATTCCAAGACTATCTTCTAGATCTCCAATAAATGTAAATTTCTGAACTTCATTTGCTTCTTGACCAGAAGTAACTAAGTACTCTAAATTAATTATTTCACCGTCTTTAAGTTTTCTACCAACACTGTCATCACCAAACCTTATTTCGTATCTTTGATCTTCTCCTTCAGCAATAAAGTAAACCCTAGTTGTAGCAGTCAAATTAGTAACTGTATCAACTAAATTATACAAATCTGATGTAGTAGATGCTTCGTTTGGTTTAACAGTAACTGTTAAAGTGTCTATATCTGCATCTTCAGCAGGAACTATGTAATTTTGACTCTCAAAACTACTTACAGTATATGAAAAATCTACAATAGATCCTTCACGAATCATTAGATTATCAAATATTGCAATACCAGTGGTCGTATTAACCTCTACAGTAGTATCAGAAAGGACATTCCATATAAAGTTACCTCCACTTGCTACAGGCCCCTTAGAAAGCGTTAAACTACTAGGATATGCACCATTTGTTTGTGAAGTTTGTACCTCTAAATGTAAACATGCCTTAGAACATGTAATTGACCTTGGTACATAATTTAAAAGCTTTGCTATATTAACAATATTATCTCTTAATGTCGCAGAAGGAAGAAATGCTTCATTCATTGACATGTTAGCATTAAATGCACTATAATAAGTGTTATATGCTAAAGTATCAATAAGATAGGATAATCCTGACCCCTCAAAATCATAATCTGAAAACTCATTTCTAGTTCTCAGATAAGTTTTGATAGATGATTTAATATCCTCAAAATCTAATGCTGTCAGATTATTCGGTTGCATTATCCAGCTCTTTGTAAAACAAATTTAACTTCTTCAACAATAGGTATACCTACAATTTGATATGTTATAGTTACTGCTAGTTTATTATTTCCTGAAAAAGGAACAGCATTAACTTCTCTAAGTTGTACTCTACTTTCATGTTGATTAATGGTATTTATTATCTCACTCTTAATTGCGTCTACACTAAACGCATCTAGAGGTTCAAATAACATAGCATATACTTGGCAACCTATAGTAGGTTGAAATAATTTCTCACCAGGTGATGTCATTACCAAATTCCTGATAGACTGTTTTATGGCATTATCATCTTTGACGGCAGATACATCGTCAGTAAATGGATTTTTGCCAAAAGCCATACCAATATCTTTAAATGACCTAGACTTTGCTAGATCTTTACTACTAATCGGTTTCAGTGCCATTATCTTTAGGTGACTTATTATTAATATCTCTTCGCATCAATTTATCACTTCTGGGGTCTGTAATCAAATATTTACAGTACTCCCACCCATTCTTTTTAAACTCATCGCTCATATCAACTGGTCTATTAGCAACAGACATAATATTAGGAGATATCCTTTATTATTTATCGTCTAAAATTTGATATTGAATGATAGACTTATTCTTTCATTATCAGTAGTATTAGTCTGAATACCATGCATCAACCATCCAGGAAATAGCATTATGTTCCCTTCTTCAGGTTTATACTCATGACGAGGGGTTAAACCAGAAAATACCTTAGATGTACCTAAATGGGGGTTTGGAGTTTCAAAGAAGAGATTTCCATCTTCTCCATTGGTCTTAATATAATAAACACCCGATATATCTGTATTCCCATGATGGTGTATATGCCCATAATTACCTTTTTTAAATAACGAGAACCAAGATTCTGTAATTTGACAATTTCCGTTATAATTTAAATATTGACAATAGTTTACGATATGCTTTGATAATTCTTCAACAAACACATTCATTTCATTATCTTTGACTACATTCAATTTAAACCATATATCAGACAAATAATGACTAGACCAACAAGGATTCATTTCAAATTCAGTCTTTTTCAAAGCACTGAACATTTCATGTTGAATTGCATCAAAATTACCCACCTTAGCGGAATAGATGGGTGTTGGGTATAGATTTTGGATTACATCATCATTATTGATGATAAACCTATCACTCACATGAGCTGGATTTACATCAGGCATTAACGAAACCTTTTAGAGAATGTCATTTCCTCAACAAACCCTTTAAGAGCACTAAGAACCAACTTTCTGAAAGATACACTTGCTTCACCCTGTATTTCTTCAAACATGTACATATTCAAACGAAATGCATAATTTGCTTCTACTACTATAGCATTAACATCTGCTTGGTCAACATCTATCATAGTATCAAGAACTCTTCTATATGATTCTTTAAATCCTTTCTTATCCCAGATCTCAGGAAATTCATAGAACGCTAATCCTTCATTATCCAAATCTAAAGCATTTTTAGCAATACCACCGAGAATAACACCACCAGACAGATCTCCCATGTATCTTGTGTAATGATGTGCTATTAACAATTTTGGATTATCGTTTGCTACTTCTTTAATACGATTTACGTACTGCTGAGTCGCTTCTGTCGGATATATCTGCTCGTTCCAGTCATCACCCCAAAAATACTTACAATCAGCAATTAATGCGTCTTTTCTTGCCAAACCATTTAATCTAATGGGTCCAACATAAGGGTCACCCTTAAGTCTTTCCATTTCAGACTCCATAGCCTCATATACAAAGTAAAAATTAGCAATTAATTGACGATAGTTGCTCTTATTAACAACTCCTTTAAGAAATTGCTTGACAAAGGTAGTATTCTCTGCCATAGTGTGAGCTTTCTTCGTTCCCATCTTCAATTGTAGGGAAAATGGACCTTCTTGTAGTGTTGTCATGATTATTCAAAAAATAAATTGCCTGAAAGAACGTATCTACCATCAATAGGTGATTCTGGTACTTTATGACTCATTCTGCCATCAAATAGAATCAATTTACCCTCTGCTGGTTCAATTACCGTATTATTGTCTTTAAACATAAGTGGTGGGCTACCTTCTGGACATTTGATGTAGTATGCAAAGGAACGTGTAGAAGTTCTATGATTATGCCAATCAATATGTGTACCTTTATCATACCTAACACCCCAGATCTCCGCATTAACTGGATATAAACCATTAACTGCAGACATATAATTTTCAGGAAATAGAACTAAACGCATCCAATTCCACAACTTCTCCACTTCTGGACATTTAACGTGGGCATCCCAACCAGTCATATGAGCTTTACACGCTTGTGGTGTAAATTCAAATGGTGGTTGTTTATCAATCCACTCCACCATTCCTTTATTATCTCTTGCCCAAAATGGGTATTCCCATTCATCGAGTATAAAATCATAATTTTTTGGCATTTCTTTTTCCTTTCCTCCTCCTAATACAGTATTTCCTCTACGATTCTCATCAGGTGAGAAGTATTTCCTAAAATCCAGATAGTTAATATTCATTTCATCAGTATGAGTAAATCCCTTTGAACTATACTTCATTTTTGGTTGAAATGATGAAACTATAGGTGTAGACTGCTTTGGTTCCTTACCTTTGATCTCAACCTCATGTGCATATGTTATACATTGGGATATATCTCTACCTGAAGGTACTTTTCCATGTACCTCTCGTTTAAATTGTAATTGTTGTTCACCATTAAAATCAACAACACGATTTAGATCTGTCGTTCTATATTCTTCAAGTTCAGGCTCTCTATGACTAATACTTCCTAAAATGGGAGGAGTCTCATAAAAATCCGTTTTAGTATCAAGAAATATATTTCCAGATACGGTAATTCTATCTTCATCGCAATTATAAAACGGATATACTCCATGTTTTAAACCAGAAGGGAAGAATAACATAGTTCCTTCTCTTTTTTGATCCATTTTATAAACATATCCTTGAAGTTTACCTAACATATCCGTAAAGGAAAATTCAAAGTCTGATACTACATTACCATTTCTATTCTGACCAATATGGAGATCATTCTGAACTTTTGAATCCGTAGGTATCTTCAACCAAATAACGAAACTATAAACACCAGAATGATTGTGTATTGGATTAAATTCGTGTTGTTTTTGATAATTTACCCACCAATTATTCAAATAATACGGATGTTTACCCTCAACAGGTATATGACGACCCATATTATCAAAAGAATCACCATACTTATCACATAATGGTGATAAAGTATTCTTCCAGAAGATATTATCAATATCTTCCAATTTATAACTGTTGTCTATATGACCTACTAAGGTTTTGTTATGAACTTCTCCTTTCTGTTCAATACATTTCCAAATATGGTCAAGTTGTTGAGGTTGTAACTCAATTTCTAACCATCCTCCTACACTAGGTATTACCGCAGTAACACCTTCCCAGTCTGTAGGTATTTTATGTGCATTATCATCATAAGGGTGCTGTTCCATTTAACGTCCTTGTCCTCTATATTTTTTAGACTTCCCATTACGAGAACTAGCACTAATTATAGTGTTTTGAGATCTACCTTGACGTGTTTTTTTAGGTCTTGCTGGAACATAGTTACCACTATCATTCCACGCTCCTTTTGCTTTTGCCATAATTAAATTCCAATGTATACATTTGCACTACTGCCTGCAATTACTGATTTACAGGGATATTCAGTAGTTCCGTTACCTAATGGGTCACCTATTCTTGCTACGTATTTACCGTTAATTCTAACGGACTTTGACGAAGCAAATGCCTTACGTTTATGCCCTGTAGAGGGTTCACGACCAGCTGCAGTACCTACTACGCAATGATATGCTGGAGTTTGCTCAGTATTAGTGCAATCCTCATTTGCAGACTTGGTAGTATGTATTGTAGGTGTAGAATGAGGGATTAACTCATCTCCATCTAGTATTGGTATTTTACCATTAATTACCACATTTGTCACCTGCGTACTTGTATCGGGTAATTGCCTTTCTGGTGGCCACCAAGTAGTAGGATCCATCTCCTCAACAGTCTTTGGAACTATATTAGCATCCAAAGGTGAATGTGGACAATTAGAAAGAGTACCACCACCAAACCCAGGATGGTGTATTGAAGGTAAAGAAGTACCGTGTCCAGTACAACTTCCGTTATATGTTGCAATAGATTGTGTACTCATGGTAGATATTCTCCCGTATTAAATGGATTTCCATACTCTGCAATTGCATCACTCCATACATTAGCGGATTTAGTCAATGAATTGTACATAGGTAGTGTTCCTACAGCATTCCATGTTTTACATCCAGATCCAAGAAGCGGTGACATAGTATATGTTGTAACAGTATTTCCGCTACTACTATTGACATTACCTGTATTAGGAGGACTACATCCTATATGTCCACACCCACTATTAACAGGTGTGCATGTTAATGTGACATTAATGTCTACTTTCTTGGTTGCATCAGCTCTATATTGACGCATATGGTATTTAGTATAGGTAGAAGCATGCGGTAAACCGCTAAAACGTCCTTGTACAGTAGTAACCATGCGTTCACGGTTAACAGCATACGCAGGAACTGCCACTTGTGTTATATCTTCTATGTCTTGTAACCGCATTTCTTTGTTACGATCCTTCTCATGTACCAATACATCACCAAACCAAGCTGGATATATGTCACCTACATGCAATAATGAGTAATTAACTGCGAATTTTGCGTCAAATTCCTCCATAGTTGCACTCTTATAGTGATATTGAGGCACTTTTTGCACTCTATTTAAGTCTGGATCTTGTTTTAATGCGATTCTTGGTGCAAAATCGACATCAACTTGCTGTCTAGGATGCCTTAACCAACAATCTGCTACTTTACTCAACATTTCTGCGTCCGTTCCACCAGGAATTGAGTTAAGAATGTCCTGAAAATCACTAACATCCGTATCTCTATACGCTGCATTATCAATAATATTCGTTTCTTCCTTAAAAACGTTCTGTACATAAATTTTTGGTAATTGTCCACCAACATGAGAATATCCTGAACCGCCACGACTGACTTTAACTCCTGTAAGCACTCCATTAGTCCATGCTGCTTTAACTTCTGCTTGTGTTCCATTAGCAGCTTGAGGTGGAGTTACTATAAGTTTTGGTATTCTTCCATATTCATTCCATCCAGATCCACCATCTACAAGTTGCACACCAGTTAAAATACCATTAGTAATAGTTACATCAACAATTGGGTTTCTAAGTACATTATATGTGTCTGGAGCGTTCTCATCTACGTCTGCAGGGACATATTGGATGGATTTATCCAAAAATTCGTAAAATCCGACTAAAATTGCCCGATCTGGGACTCTAAAACCCGCTTTTACCGTAATAACATGGTTTCTATTGCTAGTATACTGCGTTTCTTTAGCAAAATCGCTCCCATTTCCATCAATATAGGCAATATGGTAAGGAAAATTGTCTAAATCGGTGTGAAATACTCTAGTAATTGCATGTCCGTTAATAGTGTCTCCAGCACGTAAAACATCGAACCCTTCTTGCCCTTCTGTTGCTTGGTACGCTTGTACTGTCTTTACTCTTAAATTTAAATTTAGTACGGAGGTACTATTATCAGGATGCGTATGTGTATACTCTAAAGTAAACGTTTGACCAGCAGTATAGTTCACTCCTGGTGATAAGATCTCTGAAATAGTCCACGAAGTACCTGAGAATGTTGTGGTTGCACCGCTATCGTCATATACTGCCTTAATTCTTGCCTTTACACTGAAATTTGTGGACGCTCCCGAATTTAGGGTAAAGATTTTAAAGTCATCAAAGAACTCATCCCCTGCCATATAAGGATTATCACCAGAAATGTACTCTGTACCGACTACAGTGTTCTCGTTCCATACGTCAGTCCATGTGGTTCCGTCGTCAGAGACCTCAAAATCAGAAACTCCATTAGGTAATGTGGTTGAAAGCGAGTCATAACTGAATACAACCTTCTTACTAAGGGTTCCTATTGAAAATAGAGTCGGATGAGGGCAGTCGGGGTCGGCACACCCACATTCAGCAGCACCAGGTACATCATATCTTATTGTGGTTGTCGCAGGAGTGCATGTAAACGCCCCACAAGGGTAGCAAGTGTCTGTAGATGAACTTGCACCTGTCTGGGTGTTTGTAACGGTCTCAGTCTCTATATGGTAGCAAGGAGTACCTACTACACCTGCATCGTTTGAAGTGTCATACAGATAGGAAAACCATGTATCTGAAAAACCGTGGTCATATGATAGACCATCTGGATAATAATCAAAATATAATGTCTCTCCACATGCTGACTTAGTATACTTACCACAATTCGCTACACTACTACCACTTAATGCGATAGATGGGTACATTATCGTACTACCATCCCTTCCAGGGATATTATACGCTCCTCCCCTTATCGCATTACTTGGATATTCCTTAAATTCTACTAATGTAACTCCTTCTCCTGTTCCAGGCTCAAACCTTTCACAGGAAGTAGAACTACAATCATTCTGTGGGCTGCACCCCATTGGTCTTACCTTCTAGTTTATCAACCCTCTTGTTAAGTGCTCCTATAAGGAAACTTAAACCTGAGACTTGCTGTTCCATACTAATCACCCTTGATTGGATTACACCATCAAGTCTTGTCTCAAATGACTCCATTTTAGTATGAAGAGCATCAAAGTTCTCTTGTAAAGTCATAAACTTAGATTTGCCTTCAGGACTAATCATAAACTCTTGTAGTATCCTTTCAGGTCGTTCCATTTCACCAAGATACTTCTCCATACCCTCTAGACGTTTATGAAGTACCTCAATACACTGATTAAGTGCAACGTGTGCTTCTTGGTTGTCATCTAAACAGTACTTAATCCATTCCCAATCCATTTCTTCACCTTCTGCACTATTAGGTATAGGAACGTCTACTCTAGCATCTCCTTTCATAAGATCATCTAAGAAATCATCGATTTTATCTCTCTTATCCAACTCCATAGCAGTACCTATACCACCTTTCTGTATCTTATCAAGATCTGGAGGTAGGTCTTCATCTGTTAATTGTCTCTCATAAGGAGTTTCCATCTCCTTCTTTGCTAATTCTATTGCTGCTAGATACTCTTCATGATCTTGTTTATCAAGTTCTGTAGGTTCGTTAGCATCAAATGGTGATGGATCAGTAGTAGCTACTTTAGGCAGTTGTTCTTCAGTCATCTTTCAATAATTTAAGAGTGTTTTCATCTATACTATAATTTAGCACTTCACCAACCTCCCAATTTAGTTCGGAGTATACCTCCTCTGGGATGTAGATGATAGGATCTCCATAATCATCTTCCTCTATATTTAATGTGAATCTCTTGGACATATCTCATAGGCGATTAATTTGCTGATTTGTAGATGGATGTTTAATCTTCCAATCCTCCCACAAGGTATATAGTGCCTCTACATCCTTAGTGATACCCTTCTCTATCGCATAATCTGCACAAGCATACATGCGAACTTCTAGGTGGTTCTCTTTAGTGATTAGTTTCTCTAAACACCATGTCCGATCATCTTGGTAATCTTGAAAAAACTCTGGGGGCATTTTTTATACTGGGAAATTTTTTTGTAATTTTGTATATATCACTTGCGTTTGGGAACCTTTGTAGGTTAGGGTAGTTTGCTTTTTTAATATAACGGCCGCATCAAAGACCGAGAACCCCCATCACAACTGCGATTTGGGCGGAGTTCTTTACATTTAGTACGCTAATTAACTGTCCTGAGTGTTACATAAGCATTAAAAAGGGAGTGCTGTTTAACACTCCCATTCTAACATTATGCTGCTAGATTGTCAAGAACTGTTTGGTCAATCTCTGTCACGTTTGTAACATTTTTCAACCACTTATTTATGTGGCGAGATGTAGTAACTGACCAGAATTTAGATGTTCTAACATAACCTTCAGAAGGTAAATATGCTGCAACTGGTGTTCTATAACTGAAGAAGATTTGAGTTCCGTCGTTGATAGTAACTTCGTTCTGATTAGCAGCAATAGGTGTTAGTTTCATTTAGGATTAATCCTTTGTTTGTTACTCTCTTATTATAATCCCTCAGAGGTAACTTACAACAACCTCTGTGCCACTTTGTTGACTGTCACACCTTATGTGTTACTTAAGGGGGCAAGATCTTACATGGGTTTGTGTTACCTCTCAAGGTAAATTGTACCATAATTTGTGATACTTTGCAAGAAATGTGTGATTTCTACGATATACTTGACAGTCGGTAATTAACGTGCTAAGACTACATTTTCTCCACAGGTTTTCCACAGGTAATTAACACTCAACCTAGTTTATTTAACCATTTAATTGTTTTCCACAAAAACACGATTTACTGTGGAAAAGTATCATTTAGTGACCCATAATCTATGCTTTCTAATGTATTCCCACTGTATGATAATTAACTCCTTAAGTGTTATAAACACATAGTGTAATTGTTCTCCGTAAGTAACATCGTAGTGAGGGTAATCGTTCTTGTTATTTGTCATTATGGGTCAATGTATCTTCCGTCTTGTGATTTATACATAGCAGCACTATTTGTCTGCTCTTCCGTGTTAGTTTGTAATTCTAATTCATCCCAGTATTTGTTATTACATAAGAGGTTAACTTCTCCATAAGGATAACAAGAATGTTCTGCTAATTCGGGCGGTTTCTTCCATCTTTTAAGTGTTATAGTTATGTACATTTTATCGATGAAATTAACCTCTCCTATTTCATCTTTCCAGCGTACAACTTGCCCCTTCTTAAACTCATTGAAACGCATGTAATTACCTCTGCTAATTGTCAACAATGTCCCAAAACCATCCTATTGATTTTATATAATCAAAGCATGAAAATCGTGGGAGATCTTTATATCTTTCGCCCCTAGAGTTTCTAACACCATCCATGTATAATTCTAGGTCACTAATTGTTTCAAACGTACCATGTAATTTGTCGTCTGAATCATATACTTTATATTGCATAATCATATGTGTATATAATATCTTAGGTCGCCAGATATCTCACCATGAATGTTATTTTCTGGGTCATCTTTTAACCTACAAAATCTTCTTACTGGGACAACTGCTACACAATCTTCATCCCAACATAGGGCATCTTGTTGTAACATATCATCTGAAAATGATTGTAATTCTGTTAACAAATCAAGGTAAGTCATAGTGTCGTTTGTGTTAAATTGGTGAACATAACTATCCCATCCTGTTGTTAATGTATTCCAGGGGATTAGGATAGGGTGCATTACTTATAGTGTACCATATTGTCGAGGTTGTTAACATTTTCACTCGGCAAATCTGTGCCACTCTTTGTTACATACTCCTTAATAATTGCGTATGCTTGATTAAAAATAGGAGTGAAATCTAACTCTCCTCGCAAACAATGAGCGAGTTCATCTATCTGCTCTGATGTTAAACAATGGTCAGGATGTCTGACATCACATAGAGGGATAGTATGCTCTACTAATTCATTCAAATTAATAGTGATTTCGTAATCTCGATATACTGGCATAGGAGGATTAGGGTGTCTTTGTTGATAATCAGGAGTGATGATTACATCCATTCGTTGTTATTTAGAGATAAAAAAATCGGGGCGTGGATAACCACAACCCTGAGAGATCTTGTTAATTAGATACATAAATCTTCAAACCTTGCTTTAGCAATAGACTCGCATTGTTCCTCATCAAATTGAGGATATTCTTCTAATACTTCCTCATAGATTGTTTCTAATAGTGCCTCATGATGTAAAACTGACATAATAATTAAACTCCAATTAATGATAATGAGTTATGATGTTCTTGTTTTAAATGTAAACAAGTACGGTGAATTTGGAAGAGCAAACTCATATTAACTCCCTCCCAATCTGTCCAGTCTGATACATAATCTTCGCAGTCAAAATCACCAGTCCCATCTACACATAGTGGGCATGATTTGAAATCTAGATTATCATCAACCCAGAAGATTCTACCAAAAGCGTCACTACTATACATGATAAGTAACCTCCGTAGATGATACAAACTGATGACAATTTGAGTGGTCTACGTTATTATCAACGTACTCAAATTTGTTAATTTTGTCATAAACTTCATTGACATATTGCTGAGTTGTCATTATTCTTTTAGACATAGTTTGACCCATGAATGTAAGAATTCTGAGAACTCTATCATGATGTTTAACATTATCCCATGTTTTTACAGGATAGTAGTCACTAACCATGTGACCATTTTTAGAAGAAAGTTGCATAAT